GGTGGAGTTGGTCGAGGGCGTGCGGCGAGTCTTCTCCCAGAAGGTCCACGACGAGCAGATCGCGGAGAGCGAGCGGCAGGCAGCGATCCGAGAGTGTGACCGCCAACTGCTGAACCTGATGGACGAGATCGAGCGCGGCCTGATCGAGTGGCAGAACGCCGAGATCCTGCGTGAGAACGGGGCACCGTTCGGGGGGCGTGGGTGAAGGCGGCGTTCTTCACCATCCTCGTGTTGCTGGCTGCCGACGCAGCCACAGCAGGCAACCTCTTCGACCCTGACTCGTGCGAGCATGGCTGGTTCTGTGCTGCTGACAAGTGCGCGTGTGCAGAGGTCTACTATTCCGAGGACCCCGACGAGGGCATCATCGTGGATCACGTCCCAGAGGGGATGCCCCCACCGAAAGCCGACCGGCTGTACACCGACGCCCAGGCCAACCAAGTGACCGAGTGCATCGAGAGGTGCCTGAATCTGGAGCCATATTCAACCTGTACCCAAGGAGGAAACACTCGATGAAGAGATTGCAGATAGTTGCACTGGCCTGCCTGATCATGGCGGCCTTCACCGCTTGGGGTGGATGTTCTGGCCAACAGGCCGCGAAGCTGCGGGCCCAAGAAGAGGCGGGCGTGCGCGAGCCCTGGGACAAGACGGATTGGATGTTCTTCTCCGGAATGGCAGCGTGTCAGATGGCGGACGGCGCCACCACGTTCGCGATCCTGGAGCAAGGCGGTCACGAACTGAACCCCATGCTGCCCGACAACGGCCCGGCCATTTTCGGGATCAAGGCGGCGCTGACCGGCCTGATCGGCGGGGTGGGCTACGTGGTCCCCACACACAAGATGCGGCGCACGCTGTTCACCATCACGGGTGCCTTCGGCTGTGCGGCGGCAGGCTGGAACGGCCACGAGTTGGCGACCCACTGATGGGGGACACCATGGCGAACAAGTACCGAGCGGTTCCCCTGGGCAACGGGAGCGTGTATCTGGCGGGGCCCATCACTGGACTGTCGTGGGCAGAGGCAACGGAGTGGAGGGTGCTGGCGCACCAGCGACTTCGAGAGCACCAGATCGACTGCGTGTCACCTCTGCGCGGCAAGGAGTACCTGTGCGAAGAGGAGGCGCTGGGGCATCGCTACGAGGACAAGATCATGTCCTGTGGCAAGGCCATCGTCGGGCGTGACCTGTTCGACGTGCGGCGCTGCGACATGCTGCTGGTGTACATGGCCAACATGGTCAAGCCCTCCATCGGGACCTTCGTCGAGATGGGCGTGGCGCATGAGGCCAAGGTGCCCATGGTGGTGGTCTGCCCTCCAGACAGCCCTCACGCTACGCACCCCTTCATCACGGAGTTGGCCAGCTTCATGGCTCCCACCCTGGGGGACGGGCTGGACGTGATCGTCAAGGTGCTGGGGCGCCACCTGGTGTAGACTTGGAGGATCTTCTCCCAAGGGGGCATCCTGACCGTGGCCGTAGTTCTGGCACTCCTGTGGCTAGCTTCTGGCGTAGCCGTAGGGGTTGCGGGCCTGGCCGCGATTGGGTCCTTGCTTCTGGGGCTGATCCGTGCCACACTGGACGAGTGATGGGTCGGATGCTGTTGGCCCTGGTGGTGGCCTTGTCTGGGTGCTCGGTGCAGCCATACGTGGATTGCTCCACCTGGGCGGGCACGAGTGGTGGCTACGAAGACGCCACGGGTTGTAGCTTCGGGGCTACAGCCTACCTCGCCAAGCCCATCGAGTTCGGGGAGAAGATGGACCCGCGCTACATCTCGAAGCGCGACCTGCGCAAGGCCAAGAGGCAACTGCGCAAGCAGGAGAGGTGGGAACCATGACCGACCAGAAAGACGAGTTGGCCAAGGCGATCGACAATCTTCGATTTTTCCTAATGGGCCAAGATGAGGAAACGGCTTCAGAAATCCGCCTAGTCTGCGTCGCCGCCGAATCCTACGCGCGGGAGAAGGAGCGGGCGGATTCCTACGAGCGGAGCATACAGCAAGGGATTTGGAAGGCTACGGCTGCGCAATTTCGGGACGAGGAAATCGCCAACCTCAAGCGCGAGCTGGCGGAGGCGATGGGTTGCTTGAACGGGTGGCTTACCGGCTGGGATTCCGGGAGCAAGGACTATCCGATTTCGGATACCAGATTTGTCCTCGCCCGCCACGCCAACGATGCGAAGCCGGAAGGCGAGACGGAGGGGTAGTAGTGGAGTCGGCGTTCGCATGGGTTGGCCAGATAATCGAATGGCTGGGAAGCTGGATTCCCCGCGTGATCATTTGCCAGGCCAACGAAGGTGGTGTCCGGTTCCGGCGCGGCAAGATCGTCAAGGAGATCAAGCCCGGCGTTCGGTGCTACCTGCCAGCCCTGACCACCATCGTCAAGGACTCGACCGCACGGAGGACGTGGGACCTGCCTCCGCAGAAGTTGACGACGAAGGACGGGCGCACCGTGATGGTGAGCGCGAGCATTGTGGGCTCGATCTGTGATGTAAAGAAGGCGTTCGTGGACAGCTACGACATCGAAGGAGAGACGATCCGCGACCGTGGGCGCAAGGGCATCGTGCCCTGCGTGATCAACCGAACCTTCAACGAGTTCCTGGAGCAGATGGCGGAGGAGGCGGAGAAGGAAGCTACACGGCTGGTGCGAAGTGCTCTGTACCAGTTTGGGGTCAAGGTCGAGGAGGTGTACTTCACCGACTACGTCGAGACCAAAGTGTACTGCATGATTGGTGGAGCACAACAGCCACTTCCGGTGGAAGCCGAAGTGTAGAAGGAGAACGAGATGAAACTGATCAACCTCTTGGTCAATTCGAGCAACGGTCCGGTCGTGCGGCCGGTCAACCCGGCAACGACCACGGCCATCCGTGAACTTCGTGAGTACAACGAGTCGGGGGAGAAGGTCGTGGTGCGAGATCGCTGCCAGGTGATCACCGGCCACAATACTCGCTACGAAGTCTACGGGGACGTGCAGACCCTCGCCACCCTGTTCGTGACGGCGCCCGACGGCGAGATCACCAACGGCCCCGGCGTAGAGTAGGCGTCGGCTGGTTGAGTGTGATGTGGGCGGGGGTCGCACCTTGGGTACGGGGGCTATTGGTGCTCCTGTTCTTGGGGTTGGCCTCCGCCCTTTTTCTTTTCTTGGTTGCGCGCGTGACCGTTGGCGTGAGAAACTGGCTCTGTGGGCTGAGAGCCCCACGGAGGAAGTGATGGTCGCCTTCATCGTTCTGGTCTCGATTCTGGACGCCCTGCTGACGGTCTACTACGCGATCCCCAAGGCACTCGAAGCCAACCCCCTTCCGCTGTGGATCGTGGCTCACACGTCGATCTACGTCTACGTCATGGTTCGGGTCTTCATGGGGACCTACGCTGCACTTGTGTGCAAAAAGCACAGCGATCTTGGGATGGGCGTCTTGCTCTCGGCCCATGCTGTGCTGGCTGCAATGTGGGTCGGCGCGTTCTATCCGTATTGACAAACACTCCGGAAGGGAGTACACTGGACGACACCATGGCATCACCCCAACGACTCAAGAGCGGGCGCCGACGCAAGCTACGCAAAATGGTTGCGAAGAAGCCCATCACCATCCCCCAGCAACAGCGACCCAACCACAAGCGTGGTGTTCGCGTAGTCGGCGAGGATAACATCGTCCGGTTCCTACCGAAGGAGAAGACGGACTGATGCCACGCTACACCTACCAGTGTCCGAAGTGCCACGCGACCCAGGACGTGGACGCCCCCTTCGACAAGAGACCGAAGACGAAGAAGTGCCTGCGCTGCAAGGGACGAGCGCGGCATATCCTGACCCCAGTGGTGGGGCGGGTGGCTGGCGTCACGTTCACGCAAGTGGCCGATGCCATCGAGCACTGGGGCAGCAACGAGGCTGGTCCCAAGGTCGGAACGGAAGCACGGGTGGACTCCGACTACAACTACGTGCGAGAAGAGATGGACGCGGGGAGGTTCGACACCAACCCCAAGGAGGACTAGGGATGGAATGGGGAGAGTTCGTGACTGGGGTCTTGTTGATTTTGCTTGCCATGGTGGCGCTTCTTGGATTGGAGGTGTATGTCTTCACCCCCAAGAGGCTGCGCAACCTAGAGCACCGGGTCACCTGCAAGGAGACGGACATCTCCTACCTGCGGGACGAGCAACGCGACCTTCTCCAAGCCCGCTACGATCTGCGCGACCGCATCCGGTCTGTGGACGCCTTCCACGCCCAGATGTTGAAGTTGGTGACCGACCACTTCGGCATCAGGATCGCCAGGGGAGACGACTACATCATCGAAGACATCGAGGACCAGCCCTCGTGAGGAAGCCGGTGGAACAGCCCGGCCTCTTCGTGGTGGACTGCGAGGCGGTCGGGCCCTGCCCCTCCATAGGCTTCTTGACGGAGTTCGGCGCCGTGCACCTCATGACCGGCTGGACCTTTCATGGCCAGATCGTGAAGTGCCACCCCGATCCTCAGAACCCGGCCGTCCCGGTGCCGGACGAGGAGCACAACCCCATGCGCGAGGCGGAGGTCTTCGAGGACTTCCGTCTGTGGATTAGGGGGCTGACCCCTCCGACCCATCGCCCGGTCTTCGTGTCGGACAACCCGGCCTACGATTGGCAGTGGATCAACAACGGGTTCTGGCTCCACTGTCGTACCAACCCCTTCGGCCACTCGGCTCGTCGCATCGGGGACTTCTACGCGGGCCTGACGGACGACTGGAACAATCAGTCGAAGTGGAAGAAGCTACGTCGGACCAAGCACGACCACAACCCGGTCAACGACGCCAAGGGCAACGTCGAGGCCCTGCTGTCCATGTTGGACGATCCGGACCGCTTCCGGTTGCTGGGCCCATGAGCACAAAGGAGAAGATGAAGGCATGAGTGGACGACAAGCAGTTCTGTGCCCGGAGTGCGCGGGAGCCCGCGTGGTTCCCAACACCGACCCCACCAACACGGCGGTCGTGGTCTACACCCAGTGCGACACGTGCAAGGGGTGGGGCTACGTGGCTCTGATCGTGGACCACCTCGAAGTCTTCAACCCGTTCCTGGGCAAAAGCGACGAAACGATCCAGGTGGTGGGAGAAGGTGACTTGGTCGAGCCCACGGAGTGATAGACTTGAAGCATGGAAACGAAGGGCCCCACGCCCCCTCCTGTGGAGGTGTGCGAGGTGGAGGTCCGGTGGGTGCCAGAGGAGCGGAGGTGGTCGCAGTACACCGGACACTGGGTCGCCATCGTGCGCGGCCGAGACGGGCTGATAGGTGAGGGGGCCACTCAACAAGAAGCCATCGCCAACGCTGTGTGGCTGTGGGACTACTTCAACGACCAGTTGGTCCGTTACGGGCGCGACCAAGTCCCCACCCGGCCAATGGCCACGTGCCGACCGCCCCGAGCTAACGAGGACGCAGACGCGATAGTGGAAGAGGACGAAGGCGAGCCCTTCAACTCGTAGGAGATCACGATGGGACCTGGTGGATGGGCTGGTTCGCCTTTTCAGAAGGCGGTGGACGCAATGACCGAAGCCAACAAGGCGAAGGAAGCAGCGTCACCCCTCAAGAAGTTGGCGGTTGTCATTGGTGCGTGCATCCTGTACCCTAGCCAGCAAACCATATCCGATGCCCTGACGAAGGCGGCTCTGATCTGGGACAGCTACGACGCGGTGATCGTAAAGGAGAATGACTGATGGCGGGAGAGATGATAGACGGCACGGGGCTGCGGGTGGTGGAAAATCACGACGCTCCAACGACGGCAGAAGAGCAACAGCAAGCGGACTACGTTACGCGGTTGGGCGAACGACTGTGTGAGCTATTCCCATCGGCGGCATCGGCCCAGCGTGCGCTGGAGTCGTTGGCCAAGCGGCCCGGCGAGCCTCGCACCTACGTGGTGCCGCAGCCAGGTGAGCGGCCCCTGTACCAAGGCGAGACAGACCGCAAGCAGAGCAACCCCGAGGGCGTCAACCCGAAGGACTTGATCGGCATGGGCAAGGCCCCCATGCACCTGATCCCGGCTGGCCCCATGGTGGACGTGGCCGAAGCTATGCGCAACGGCGCGAGCAAGTACGGCCCCTACAACTGGCGGGAGATCGGGGTGCAGGGCAGCATCTACGTGTCGGCAACCAAGAGGCACATCGACGCATGGTTCGACTCGCGGGAAGAGAACGCGGAGGACTCAGACGTGCACCACCTGGCCCACGCGGCTGCGTGTCTGCTGATCCTCATGGACTCCCAGCAGATCGGGATGCTGAAAGACGACCGACCGTCACCAGGCAAGGCGGCGCAGCGGATCAAGGAGACTTGGAAGAAGTGAAGATACTGCCCCTCGCGCTGTTGCTGTTGGCTGGCTGCACTATGATGCGGCCTGACTCGATGCACCCCAAGCTGATCTTGACGGAGCGGTGCACGGTGCAGAACTTCGACGTGGGGGGCGTGCTCCTTCGGTGCAAGATGCCACTGGGTGCGGCCCTCGAAGACGAGGTGGCCCGGTTGCTGGTGCCGAAGCCGGAGTTGGAGTTCACGGACGAGAATAACGAGCCCACCTTGAAGGTAGGGCTAACAGGAGGCCAGGAATGATCGAGGTATTGGTGACGTGTACGTTGTTGCTGGGACAAGTGTATCTTCCCCCCGACGGCTGGACGATCTCGAAGGTGGACGTGCGTCCCCCCACGATTACCTGTGAGGGAGGCATGTGCGAGGTGAGCGAAGAGAAGACCACGGTGGAACTTCGGCGTGAGGTGTGGAGCGGTACTGAGTTCGTCGCGCCGGATAGGTGCAGCAGGATCGAGGTGTCGAAGATCAATCGTGACACCCTCTACGGCCTCTACTACGAAGGCTCGTCCGAGCTGCTGATCGACCCCAACCAGGCGGTGATCCAGTTCAACGATACCGTGGGACGCCTCACCAACCCGCAGTGAACGACCTGATGAAGTATGGGCTGACCATGATGGGGTTGGGCGTCCTTATCTACGTCTTGGGTGTTCTATTCAGCCTCGCCACTGACCTGCCCCACCCGTGCATTGAGCCTGAGCACTGCACGTGCGAGTTCGTCCTGCCGGAGGTGTTCGAGTGAAGTGGCTGATTGCAATTGCTTGCATCGCGGTGTTCATCTTCATCACTGACGACGGACCACCTACCATGAGGGGTTGATGGCAGCGAAGAAGAAAAAGAAGAAGGGTCCGACCAAGAAGAAGTCGTACGCGGAGCTAAAGAAGGAAGTCCTGACCAAGGACGCGGTGACGGTGGCCCTGCACGGGCGCCCCCGCAAATACGACTGGGCGCTGATCTGTCGTGACTTCATCGCGACGGGCTTGGTGGCAGGCAAGCGGCCCACCTACGCCGAGATGGCAAAGAAGTGGGGTCTGCCCCTGACGACCGTGCGCGCCAGAGCCTCTGCGGATCGGTGGGTCGAAATGTATGAAGCGGCCGTGGTCGAACGCAACGAGCAAGCGTTGACTGTGCTCATGGATTCGGCCGTGCTCGACGAGGTCGAGATCCGACGGAGGCAAGTCTCCATCGGGCGCCTGTGCGCGAGTCTGGGCATTGCGCGCCTGGACATGATCGACCCCGGAGAGTTGACGGTGAAGGAAGCCACGGAGTTGGTCAAGCTGGGCGTGGACATCGAAGCGCGTGGCGCGGGGCTGACCAAGGAGTTCGTCCTGAACCTGCGCGAGAGTGACAGCCGCGACCGCAAGACCGAGCGCGAGAAGTTGACAGAGGTGGGCACCAACCTGTTGGAGTGGATCGCGAGCGGCTGCCCGAAGCCGGACGTGCCCAAAGAGGAGGCCCCTGTGGACGCGGAGTTCACGGTGGTTGATAGCGGTGAGAGTACCGACGCCTAAAGAACTGGACGCCCTCAAGATCCTGAGTGACGAGGATTGGTCCTACTACCGAGACAACCTCTGCCCATGGCCCGACGAGGTCGCCAACTGTAGTCGCCTCGAAGCCATCGAGAGACTGGGGAACCTGTGGGCCAACGCCATCCACCAGCCGGTCTACAGGTGCGAGCCTGTGCACCCGCGAGAGTTCATCGAGTCGGACGTGTTCTTGCACCAGAAGGGCGCGATCTGGCCAGCCGTCATGGAGGCCATCGAGGAGATCACGTCGGGCAAGTACATCGAGGCGGTGCTGACGGGCGGCATCGGTACAGCCAAGACGACCATCGCCCTGTACGCGCAAGCGTACGAGCTATACAAGCTGGGGTGCATGGAGAGCCCGCACGACGAGATGGGCCTGGACCCCACCTCCGAGATCATGGTGATCTTCCAAAGCATCTCGGCATCGCTCGCGAAGGCGGTTGATTACACGCGATTCAAGGCGATCATCGACCGCTGCCAATGGTTCCAGAAGAACTTCATCTACGACCCCACCATAACGTCGGAGCTACGCTTCCCCAACCGCATCGTCGTCAAGCCTGTGTCTGGCGACGCCACGGGCGCCATCGGCCAGAACGTGATCGGGGGCATCCTGGACGAGATGAACTTCATGGCCATCGTCAAGGACTCGAAGAAGGCACGCGGGGAAAACAACGAGTTCGACCAAGCCAAGGCGCTCTACAACTCCATCGCACGGCGCCGAGAGTCGAGGTTCATGGACAAGGGCAACATGCCAGGGATGCTGTGCCTGGTGTCTTCGGCCAACTACCCCGGCCAGTTCACGGACCAGAAGATCGCAGAAGCACACAAGCCAGGTGCCCGCATCTTCGTGTACAACAAGAGGCTGTGGGATGTGAAGCCGGATGCCTTCGGCACGCAACGCTTCCACGTCTTCATCGGCAACGAGAACCGCAAGCCTCGCATCCTGAAAGACGACGACACCGAGAGCAACCCAGACATGGTGCTGTCGGTCCCCATTGAGTTCTACCACCAGTTCGAGAACGATCTGCTGAACGCTCTGCGCGACATCGGTGGCGTGGCCACGCAGTCGATGCACCCGTTCATGATGAACACCGACAAGGTGGCCGACTCCTTCGGCAAGGTCGAGTCGATACTGAGCAGGGAGGACGTGGACTTCGAGCGCACACAATTGCAACTGCTGACCGGCAAGATCTGCAACCCCCAGGCGCCGCGCTACGTGCACATCGACCTGGCCGTGTCGTCTGACTCTGCGGGCGTCGCCATGGGCCACGTGGCTGGGTGGATGAACGTCCGGAGAGACCAGGCGGTGGAGATCCTGCCGATCATCCAGTACGACTTCATCCTCCAGGTGAAGCCACCTCCGTCCGGCGAGATCCAGTTCGAGAACATCCGGCGCGTGTTGTACGGAGTCCGTGAGTTCGTGGACATCCGGTGGGTGTCCTTCGATACCTACCAGAGCAAGGACTCCATGCAGATGTTGAAGGCCCAAGGCTTCCGCGTGGGCACCGTGTCCCTGGACAAGACCACCGACGGTTACGAGGTCACCAAGCAAGCGTTCTACGACGGTCGCATCATCGCCCCCAAGCACGAGTTCGTCTTGAAGGAGTTGGTGATGCTGGAGCGCGAGCCGAAGAAGGGCATGATCGACCACCCACCCCACGGCTCGAAGGACTGCGCTGATGCCTTGGCTGGGGTGTGCTTCGGCCTGCACATGCAGAGGGAGATCTGGCGCCGTGCTGGCATCCCCACGTCGAAGATCCCGGAGTGGTTGACCAAGAGAGCAGAGGCCAAGAAGGCGTCCAACTACCAGCAAGAGGAGAGGGGCCACGGGACTCCCGGAGAGGCCAGGCTCCAGGTTGTTCGCTAACGGTTGACTCACATGTGGGGATATGCTACGCTGGGGGTAAGCACGAAAATGCAATTCTGTTCACAGAAGGAGACACGACCATGAGCACCAAACCGATCTTTGTCCTGGCAACCATAGCGGCCCTGGCACTTGGGCTGCTGTTGACGATTGCGCCCGCGTACGCGAGCGCGTCCCACGAACGATGTGGCACACTGAACTGTGGAGACCTGAACGCCGACGGGCAGATCGGCGCGTCGGACATCCTCGCGTGTATGCGGGAGGCGTCCCTGATCGGGGGCCCCAACTGCACGGACTACTGCACCGACAATCGCGACTTCCCTCTGATCGAGACCTGCGCCGACGTGACCGGAGACGAGCGAGCCACGGCGTCGGATTGCCTGGCCATCGCGCGAGTGGCGGTGAAGCTGGACACCCCAGCGGCGCTGACCTGCGTGTACAGTACCGGCAAGCACAAGACCAGCGACGCGAGTAGTGGGTACTTCTGACGGCTACGATGGACCGGCCAGTCGAGGTATCACGAAGGGCGGCCCTCTGGTGGGGTCGCCCTTTTTTTGTGCCTGTGCGTAGTAGCTCTTGACAAAGGTATGGCGTTGGCCTTACCATGGACCTGTGGGAAGAAGGAGCCCACGGACTATGGAAATTGGACTACCGGAAGAGGTCATGCGCGCCATCGAGCGCGAGGAAGAGGCGATGCTGGCGGCGGACGAGATCCTGCTGGATCTGGACTTGGACCTGAGAGCGGGCCCGATCCTGCTGGAGGATCTGGACGAGTAGCCAGCCAATCGGCACCTGGAGGAGCGGTCGTGGTTGACTTAGCTCCTCCAGTGTGCCACCATTAGGCTGGAGGTGATAGCTGTGGCTACGAGTGCTGGAAAGGCCCCTGGATACGGGGTCTGTAGCAAGTGCGGTGCGTCGGTGCCCCTAGTGGGGGCTGGCACAAGTGTGAAGGTGTCGCCCCACTCGATGGGGAACATCATCGTGATCTGTGCGAACTGCAAAAATAAACCGAAGTAGGTCTTGACAAACGGCGTCCCCAGGCCCATAGTGTTCTTGTGGGTAGGAGAGACATGATGGACGCCATGAGAGAGATGCTTTGGACCCCCGTGAGAGACTGGTTTTTGGCCAGGGCGTTGAGAGCCAGGATGGCCCAACAAGGCTTCTTGACCGAGGCCGAGAACGCTGCCCTCTTCGGGATCTTGGATAGGGCGGCTGAGAGAGCCTGGAACGCGGAGACCGCAGTCCTGCGGTGCTGGTAAGGAGGCCCCCCGTGATGATCTTGAAGAGCGTGCCGACCCTGTTCGATCCTGCCAAGGCGGAGGCCCTGGTGGTCGAGATGATGGCGGACCCTGACGGCTGGACCTTCAAGGCCAAGCACGCCGAGACCGCTACCGGCAAGAGCCTGATCGAGGCGTACGACGAGGACGGCGACTTCGTGGCATACCTGTGAAGACAATTGCAACAGCGAAGACGGTAAGGAAGCAACGATGGCTGTGACGTTCAAACCGAAGGCCAAGAAGAAGCGGGCGCCGCGCGAGCGCAAGAAGAAGACGACCAAGGCCAAGGTCGCCAAGGGCGAGACATCCACGGGTGTGAAGGGCAAGAAGCTCTTCGGCTGTGATGGTCTCGACTTCGTGCTGGTTCCCCGCAAGAAGAAGCGGCTGACCATGAAGGCGTACGACATTCTGGACGAGGCTGGCAACAGCCTGGAGGCCGTGCTCGTCGAAGGCGGCGGCAAGTTCGTGATCCTCCGCCCCGGCAAGAGGGCGGAGTTCAAGAGCATGGGCGAGGTTCGAGACTACCTGGAGGGGATATGACCAAGAAGACCAAGGCGGGAGAGGCACGAGAACTGGCGGTGGAGTGGTACGGGTTGGAGTCGCATCCCGTGCGCGTGGGCGACTGGCTCGCGGTGATGGGAGTGCCCGAGGAGATCGTGGCGGCAGGCTACCTGCACGACATGATGGAGGACGGGTTCATGTCCGAGGGGTTGCTGTGGGCGTCCCACTTCAAGGCGCAGACCATCGACCTGGTGCGGCTCGTGAGTCGTGACCCCAAGGTGGAGACCTACCAATCCTACATCGAGCGCATCGGACTGTTCCGAGCGGCCACCCTGGTCAAGCTGGTCGATCTCTACGACAACTACGTCAACCGCAGCGCGACCTTGTCGGTGGGGCTGGCTCGCCGGTACAAGGACGCCCTGTCCCGGCTGCTGGGGACGGCGGCTCGAAGCTGGAACGCGGACTGGTGGTGGTTCATGATCTACGATGTGAACAAGGTGCCCTTCCTGGCGCACATGGTCGTGGACGGGATGCGGGACGCCATGCGGAAGACCCCCGAGGCAGACCGAGGCACCACCGCGTGGGGACTCCTGAACCAGGCGGTGCGGTTCCTGACCGAGGACGCTTGACATGGCAGCGCGGGAGGCGTAGGCTCAAAGTGGATCGAGAAAGCAAGGAGGCAATCGGATGATCACCAACACAGTCAAGACAATCGCGGCCCAAGTCAAGGCCATGGGCATGACGGGCAGAGGCGTGAAGCTCTACGCCGTAGACGCCAACACGCTCCGCCTTCACACGGCCAACCGCTACCACGTGTTCAACGTGGACATCATCTACAGGCCGGGCCCCGACCTGTACGACGTGAAGGTCCACCACCTGAACACTAGGGGCTACGCGGTGACCACGGAGACGGCCGAGGAAGTGTACTTCGACATGCTCCCGGAGATCGTGGCCGAGTTGAAGGAAGCAGCCAAGGCGAAGGCGAAGGAGGCAAAGGCAGCGGCATGAAGATCGAGAAGGAGGCGTGGGCGAAGCTGGCGAAGCAACCGCAGTGGGTGCAGTCACTCGTCCTGAGTCTGGCCAACGAGAACGTGGTGTTGCGGGACAGACTCAACACCGCAGACTCCTACACCGAGGCGTTGAAGATCGACGCTGGGTACATCGAACGGAAGGACCAGTACACGCCCATCGCATTGGCTGACCACGCGGTCTTTCGCATGAGCAGTGATCCCAACCGCACGCACGCGGACTCCATCGAAGTTTCGTTGCGCAGCCTGCGTGGCAACAAGTACGGAAGGCGCCTGGTGATCTCCGGACACAGCACCATTTCAGTGCAGCCTCAGAGTGCCAACCTGATCAACGTCTTCCTGGACGAATATAAAGGCTCGTGAGGAGGAGGCGAATGGAGTACGAGATCCTGGCCGTGTTCATCACCATGGCCACCGTGGTGTATCTGTTCTCGGTGGCCCTCTTTCGCTACGTGCGAGACAAACGACGACGAGCAACAACCAAACCAGGAGGAAAGCGATGACTAGATTGGATGGCCGCAAGGTCGAGAAGCTGCCGCAGTTGAAGCTGCGGATCAAGGGACTGATGGTGGAGTTGGCCGAAGCCAAGGCCCTCGTCGGCAAGGCCAAGACGGAGGATCGGAGACGCCGAAGACAGGCGATGGTGGACGGCCACTACAGGCCAATGGTGAGAGCCCACCTGCTGGCCTACGCCTTCCTGACCGGCACGCCCTATCCCATGGTGGAGGCGTTCGCGTGGGAGGAGCCGAACGTGCCCTTGATCGAGAAGATAGCCACGGAGTACGGCATCCCGAGATGCAACTGGTGGGGCAAGTTCGCCATCGAGTTCGGCAAGTCCTGGAAGGCGTGGAGCGAAGACCTGTACAAGTGGCGGCGAGAAGTACGGGCGGAGATCACCATGAGAACCCGAGAGAAGGCGGCCCGGCGTTACCTCAAACTCCTCCACAAAACGCGCGAGCAGAGGGCGGAGGTCTTGGCGTGACGCTGCCTCCGGACGGGATGGTCTCCCCCATGGGTGGACACTGGCGGTCTGCTGTGTGGGGGGTGTTAGATCACGGGCTTCTGCGCGTCGTCAATGTGATGGGCGACGAGTCGAGCATCGTGCAGGCTGCGCGCGTGTCCTACGGGTCGGGCACGAGGACGAAGAGGGAAGACGACAAGCTGGTGGCGTACCTGTATCGCAACAAGCACATGTCTCCCTTCGAGATGGCTGAGATCACGCTACACGTGAAGCTGCCGATCTTCGTGGCGCGGCAGTGGATACGACACCGCACGGCGAGCGTGAACGAGGAGTCACTGCGCTACTCGGAGGCGTGTCGCGATTTCTACATCCCGGCGCCCGACCTGGTGCGATACCAGGACAAGAAGAACAAGCAGGGCAGCGCGGAGAAGCTGCCGATCTGGGAGGCCAAGGAGTTCGCCACGGATCTGACCCTGCTGTGCGAGCAGCAGCTAAAGGTCTACGACAAGTGGCTGGAGCGTGGGGTGTCGCGCGAGACTGCCCGCCTGGCCCTGGGCCTGAACTTGTACACGAGTTGGTACTGGAAGACGGACCTGCGCAACCTGCTGCACTTCCTGGAGCTACGCAACGACTCCCACGCTCAAGCAGAGATTCGCGAGTACGCTCGGGTGATCGAGAACGACATTCTCCAGCACTGGTGCCCGACCGTGTGGGGATTGCTACAGGAGGGTCGCCTTGCAACGGCATCGGTCTGACGTGAGGTGTGGGGTGTGTCGAGGCAGCGGACGCCGTCTGCTTCGCGTACCGTGGAAGAGTGAGTGGTGGGTTCGCTGTTGTTCTGCTTGCAAGGGCTCGGGAGAACTTCCCCCAGCACCCAAGAACTTCCGAAGAGAGGCAGTGGCAACACGACGGCCAACGGGCAAACGCATGAAGCGGATCTTGGCGGGAACATTTTGAAGATAGTTGCAACCTAAGGGAGGAAGCATGTACTTAGCCCAACTGGCGAACTGGCACGCAAACGAGTGGCACGCGGTCGAGGGGTGGTGTCCTCCGTTCGCGTTGGTGTCACACGGCGCTTCTCCACCGGCTCCTATTTTCGGACACCTGCGAGAGAACGCTTGCGGTATCTGCGGCCGTAAGATACGATGGAGTCTTGGAGGCTGCTGGGACTGCTACCGACCGAAGGACGTGCGAGAGATGGCCGAGAGGATCGCGGCGGCAGACGAGAGAGCAGAAGCAAGGACGTGTCGAAGACCAGGAAAGAGAAGCCAGCCTGGGCCAGAATCCGGCTCCCCAGCAACGCTGGAAAGCCCGGAGGCCCCATGCAGGATCGCCGCAAGTCGCTGATCGACAAGGCCCAACGTGAGGACGCGAAAAAAGATCGGGATGGGTATTGACAAAGGAGCCTCCCAGGCGTACCTTGAAACTGTAGGCGAGACATGACACGGCAAGGAGGCCAAACGATGGACAAGCCACTCTTTCGATTCTCCCCCTGCGGGCCCTGCTTGAAGGAAGGCACGGTGGTTCGCGAGACCCCCAAGTTCTACGTAGTGGACACGACGGACGGATACCGTGGTCGTGGAGAGAAGCGGAGGAAGAAGTCCTTCCGCTACCACACGGAGCCCTGCGACCGTTGCTGGGGCGGGCGTGACTACCCCAACGGATACATGGACTGACCAGGAGACAAGAGACCGAAGACTGGCGAGGGCCCTTGCGGGCCCTCGTCGTATACGTACAGGAGGAAGACAACATGGTGTTGGATGCGATGATCAAAGTGGACAAGAACGTGCCCCTGCCCAGACGCGGGATGGGAAACAAGCGCAAGCTGTACCCGTGGAACAAGCTGAACGTCGGAGACTCGTTCTTCGTCGCGGTCCCGAAGAAGGCGGACCTGTCGTCCGTGCGCGCCTCGTTGGTGTCGGGCGCCAACCAGTTCCGCAAGCGACATGCCCCCGAGCAGAACCACACGGTCCGAGCCGTGAGCGGGGGCGTGCGCGTGTGGCGCACTCAGTAGCGTGTCAAGCTGCTTCCATGAGACCCTGGCTCCGGAGTGCTGCCTCTGCGGAGAGGACAAGAGTCGCCGCAAGATCGGCATTCTTCGGGACCTGTGGGACCGAGAGATCATCTGGTTCTGCACGCACTGCTTCCGCATCCTGACAGGCGAGGATCGGCGGTCGAGGTGGGAAGTGTTGAAGTCCATTGCCAAGGCGGAGATCGAGATGGAGAACTTGGCGCGAGAGTTGGAGGCGGAGTGTGGCACTACCCGATAAGAAGACGGCCCAAAAGATGGCCAAGAAGCTCACGGAGTCCCTGAACAACATGGGGTGGGGCCTCGACTCCCTGTCAAAGTCTGTGCAGAACACGGACCTGTCGTTCGGCGCCTTCATGAAGGCGTACGAGCCAGCAAGCAAGGAGTTGATCATCGGGGCGCCGGACGAGGACGACGTGATCTACGAGTTCGAGAAAGACATCGCGAACATGGTCACGATGATCACGCGGAGGTCGAAGTCGAAGAAGTTCGCGCCTCGTTCGCTGGTCCTGACGGAGCCGCAATGCGCGCAAGTGGGGATGATTGCCAAGGCCGCCTTGTTTGGCCCCACGTCTCCCATGAGTAGCCACACCAACATCGCCTTCGCGCGGTGGCTGTTCGAGAACTACCCCGACCACCCAACGATGGGGCCGCCCAACCACATGGCCACGAATCACCCGGCCCCCCTCGTGTCCTTCGTCGAGGGCGCGGGGTGTCTGTATCAGAACTGCCCAGGGTGGCCGCACTATCACCTGGGTGCCGGGTTCGCGGAAGACATCGACGCGGGAGTCCATCACTTCTGCGCAATGGAGCACACGGTCGTGAACATGAAGAAGAAGCTGTGGCCCTCGTTTGGACCCAAGGCGTGGACGATTCCGAGTAGCGTGTGGCAGCACGGAGTGGAGGTCTTCAAGATCACCCACAACCCGATCTACAACTCCTACAAGATCGAGAACTACCAGAAGGCCGAACCGCACGAGATCGCGGTGACCAAAGAGCAGTTGCACTATCTGCACGAGACGATGTACTTGGCCGACGACTTCGACTTCTTCTCGTTTGTGTGCACCATCATGCCCAGCGGGGGAATCTCGAAGGACTCGAAGAAGTGCAAGGCTCCATCGTGCCCAGGGTTTCCACCAGTGCTTGGCATGTCGGCCGACAATCCCAATTTTCATATCGTCTGTGTCAACCACGCGGTCATGATGGCGGCGAAGTCGAAGAAGCCCGAGCAGTACATTAAGGCGTTGGGGAAGAAGTCCGACCCGTACGTGATCAACCCGAAGTTCTCGATGGTGGTGGACAGTAGTGTCAAAACTCCCGCGCTGTTGGAGTGCGAGTCCGTGACGTACCACCTGACGCGGGACGCCTCGTCGTCGTTCTACACTCTGCACCAACACGACAAGGAGACAGGGCACCACCACGAAATTCGGTTCAACCTTTCCCAGTTCCACTTCCTGTGCCACCTCCATTACGGCAAGGCCTGGGCGGGGTTCTTCGCGTACTTGATCAAGACCTACCCAGACGGCGCGTACTCACCACCGGAGTTCGGGCCCAAAGGCTACAAGCACGGGTTGACGTGCGACTACCAGCACTGCCCAGGGTGGCCTGCTGACGTGGAGGAGATCGAGCACATCTCCGACCTACAGTCCATGCCGACGTTGGGCGACCTGGGCCCACCGAAGAAAGTGGTTACGCACCAGGAGTCATGGCACCAGATCTGCAAGGCTCACCTGGAGAAGATGGCCTTCTTCAAAAGCAAGGACTCGTACTTCCCCAACCAGTTCGGGAAGTCCCCGCTGGCCAGTGTCACGGTGAATCACGACGCCTTACAGGAGATCCATCACCACGCCATTGAAAAGCTGGCGAAGATGGACAAGAACCTCCTGGATGTGATCGGGCTGGAGGGGGCCACACAGGCACCAGTGCCCCCCATGCCAAAGAAGTCGAAGCCTGGCACCATGTACTTGAGCCCGACCCTCGTGTTGAAGGAGTTGGAGGGGCGCGACACCATCGCGGTGTGGACGGCCCTGGGGGGTGGTGCCTACCTGCCGGTGGCCATGCCGGACATCGCGGTCCACCTGGGATCGTGCCCGGAGGAGACCGTGATCGAGGTCGTGGTGGACGACTCCGGAGCCCTCTTCCTGGGACCACCCACGAAGTAGGTCTTGACAAAGGGGAGCCCAGGGGTTACATTCACAGTAGAGGCAAGGAGGCCCCATGAAGATTGACCCCAGAAGCTATGGCTACCCAGTGCGCAAGGCAGGCGAGTGGAGCGTGGTGGAGTACGGCAACGGAGATCGGCGCTACATCCGGCGAGACGGCCGAGCCATGATCACGGACTTCGCCACCAGCGGGGTGCACTACTTCCCCGACCCCGAGAGAGAGGGTGAGAGGATGCCCAGCCTGGCTGCGGCAAAGCACAAGGACTTCGCCATCCGACGAGAGAGGGCTTGACACGGCTCGCGATTTGTGAGCATACTGAGACCGTAGCGAGAGACCCAAGGCAAGGAAGCCATGAAGCACACGATCTACAACACGAGCTACTTTGACGGGAAGCCGGACAAGGCGATCCTGGGAGGCAAGGGCGCTGGCCTTGTCGAAATGACCCAGAACGGCCTGCCGGTTCCCCACGCCATCATCATCCCAACCTCTGCCTGCCTGGACTTCCAGGAGCGCGGAGTCGTCGTCGTCGAGGAGATGATCGACGAGATCATGCACCTGGTGGAGGCTCTGCCCAACTTCGGCAAGGCTCCGTTGTGGGCGGTGAGGTCGGGCGCTCCGGTCTCGATGCCAGGCATGATGGACACGATCCTGAACGTCGGCGCCAACTGCGTGAACCACGGACTGCCGACGGCCGTTGCAGATGATTGCAACAAGAGGCTGGACGCCATGTTCCTGGACGTGGTCGGCTGCCACCCCGGTCCGACCTTGAAGCACCAGATCTTCGCGGCCGTGATTGCCGTGTTCAAAAGCTGGGGCAACGAGCGTGCCGTGATCTACAGAGAGCACAACGGCATCCCCCACAACATGGGGACTGCGGTTGTGATCCAGAAGATGGTCTTCGGCAACATGAACGACAACAGCGGGTCGGGCGTTCTCTTCACGAGGCACCCGGCCACTGGCGAGAACATCGTGATGGGCGAGGTCTTGATGAACGCCCAGGGCGAAGAGGTCGTGGCCGGAACCAGGACCCCGAAGCCGTTGACTGAGTTGCCCAAGCACCTTCACGAGGAGTTGCTGGGTTTGGTCACCAACCTGGAGAAGCACTACCGAGACGTGCAGGACGTGGAGTTCACCATCGAGGACGGCACGCTGTACCTCTTGCAGACCAGGGCAGCGAAGAGGACTGCCAAGGCTGCGATCAAGATTGCAGTGGACATGGAGCACGAGGGACTGATCACCAGGAAGGAGGCCCTGGCCAGGATCACCGGCAAGCAGTTCTTGGCAAGCAGGAAGCCCATGATCGACCCGACCAACGCGGTGCCTGCCCACGTGGTTGGGATCGCGGCGTGCAACGGAGTCGTGACCGGAGTGGCCAAGACCCCAGGCAACATCGAGCCGGGTGACATCCTGATCGCGGAAGAGACCAGCCCCGAGCACCTTGGCGACATGATCAAGGCGGCGGGTGTGCTGACCAGAACCGGAGGCGCGACCAGCCACGCGGCAGTTGTCGCGAGATCGCTGGACAAGCCCTGCATCGTGGGCGCCACCGACCTGGAGATTGACAACCTCGAAGGGGTCTCGATCACCATGGACGGCAGCACCGGCAATGTGTGGCACGCGGAGAACGGTCCGAAGATCATCGACGGCGCGACTGACGAAGCGGTCGAGGTCTTGATAAAGTGGGCGCTGGCCGAGTTGGCGGTGACCAGGAAGGGAGCCAAGCTGGTGGCCAATGACATGGTCGTGGACGTTGCGGACTGGATCACCGAAGGCAAGGCCCTGGCCAAGATGAAGGAGTTCAGAGCGGCGTACAAGAAGCTGGGCAAGACCAAGAAGGTGACCTTAAACCTGGCCGGTCCGTGGGGCTACAGAGACGCGGGCGACGCGAGACTGTGGAACCTGGTTGGAGAAAGCTACCTCACCAAGGAGGAGGCCGAGAGAGATGCCCTGATCAACGACCTGTGCGACCGACCCATGAAGGGCTTGGTGATCAACGGCGCGAGCGACGAAGAAGTGAAGGTGTTGGTTGCTTGCGGGTACAAGGTCGCGAGGACCGTGAACAACACGGCCGATCTTCTGGCGGCTGCTGGTAGCGGAGATCCGATTGCGATAGACGCGCGGTTCGTGGAAGCTGCGGGATCGAAGGAAGCAGCCGAGGCGATCTTGAAGACCTTCGGCAAGAGATGCGCGATGGTCAAGGAAGCGGTGACCGAGGAAGCTGCGGTGTTCGCAGTGGTAGGCAAGGAGTGAACATGTTGACGTTGACACTGAAAGAATCGCACACGGTCTTCGTTGGGGACACGCCTGCGACTGTGGCCGTGATCATGAAGGACTGCATCGAGTTGGAGGTTGGGGGCGACAAGTTCATCCCGATCACCACGGACGAGTGGTCCGAAATTCTGCCGGACGTGAAGTGCAAGCTGCGCCCGAGTGGTGACCTGTACCCGTGGCGCGTGCGCTTGATGTTCGACGCCCCCCGTGCTATCAAGATCTTTCGAGCGGAGTTACGAAGACGATGAAGAGCTATCTGAAAGGCGCCCCGTGTGCCACCCCCATGGAAACGTCCGGAGGCGAGATCCTGGCCGGTCCGTATCTTGACAAGCCGACCACCCACCTGGGAGTCAACCTGGCGGCCAACAACAAGCGACCTGCCAACCTCACGGTGGACTGGCCGGACTTCGGAGTGCCCACGGATCTGGAGGCCGTGAAGGAGGCTGTGCGGTTCGTCCTGCGGTCCCTGATCTACGGCCACAAGGTCTACGTCGGGTGCGGGTTCGGGTGGGGTCGTACGGGCACGCTGTTGGCCCTGGTGGCACGAGTGACTGAGGGCCTGAACGGACCCAAGGCCATCGACTTCGTGCGCCAGAACTACCGTGTGGAGGCCGTGGAGACGAACGAGCAGGAGCGGTTCGTGGCGACCTTCCCCGTGTTCTGGCTGCGGATCTACTACGGAGCCGAGCGGCTGTGGGCCAAGTTCTTTTCAGCTAGGGGTTGACACAACCGACGGGCGGGTGTACTTTCAAGGTGTACTGAGACGTGAACGCAAGGAGGCACCATGTCACTGATCGCATCCCATGACACGCTGGCGTACCAGATAGGAGCGAGACCGCTGACGGTCGTTCGCGACCTTGGCTCCTCGTCGATGGTGGATTGGGCAGCCCAGGCGAAGGAGGCCAGGGCGAACTTGAAGGGCGACCCTAGCCCGGAGTTGGAGGCCGTCAAGTTCTACTTGGTGCAGCACGTGCTGGGCGAAGTGGTGAGGCGGTACGACAAGCACGAGCCTCTGGACCCAGGGGCGGCTTCGGCCGTCAACTCGTTCCACGAGATCGGCAGTGCTTCGGCCCTCCGCATGTTCCACTACCTGTGCTACATCACGATCCGTGAGATCCGGCACATGTCGCTTGGTAGCAGTGGAGCCGAGAAGATGCGGAAGCAGTTCGGCAACGAAGCGACTGATCACGTGATCTCGTTGAAGGGCGGGAGCGAGGAGGCTGGTTACTCGAAGACGATGAACAACCCCCCAGCCTGCACCGTGGCGCAGTTCTTCGGTGCCATCGAGTGGGGCTTCTTCCACGGGTCGTTCTCCGGGGGCTTCGGAGGCAAGCCCTGGGGCAAGATCACCACGTGCTTGGCGCGAGTGCTGAGAGGTGAAGCGAGCCTGGAGAACATGGTGGACACCGCGTTCACCTTGGCCCACAACAACGGGCCGATCTTCAACAAGGGGTTGTTCTTCGGTGGCTACACCCACGAGCTAGGGCGCATCCTGGACGTGCAGAGGTCGGGCCAGATCCCCGAGTACATTGCGGGGACCGGCAACACCCACGGAACGATTGGCATGGGGCTCGTGCTGGAGACCGTCAAGAAGTGGTTGCCGTGGGTGAGGTTCGGCGAGTACGTGGACTGGTACAAAGTCACTGCGCTTGGTGCGGTCAACGGACACTACGAGGCGGAGAAGAAGTTGCAGGCGAAGACCTACGGACTCGCCACTCCCTACGCCAAGAAGCTGGGCGGACCGGAAGCCACCGAGATCGAGAAGACCGTGAAGATGGCGAAGGAGAACAAGGCCGGGTTTTACGAGATGGCGCCTGGTGTGTACGTGAAGAAGTTCGTGAGAACCGAGGACGGGAAGTACGTCCCGGCCGCTGCGATGGCGGCGTAGGAGAAGGAGTGAGCAAGCACAAAGGCAAGAGCAAGAAGCTGGGCGCCGAGGTCGTGAGCCTCGCGGCAGTGAGAGAAGAGAAGCGCGGGGCGTTGTCCTCGTTGCAGGTGGGCAGTTGGTACTCTGGGCGCGTGGTCCACGCGCTGGGTCGCAAGCTGTCGAGTTCCAAGTGTGCGTACACGCACCGGCCCCTCCCCCTTGGCAACGGGCGCCACCTGTTCGGCGGCTCGTGTTCGGACCCAGTGTTCGATGGGTGTGACGTGTACGTGGGGCTGGACCGCTGGATGCAAGCGGACGCACCATGGCCATGGGAGCCACCGAAGTCTGGACCCACGCGCGTGAAGTACGAGATCACGGACGGGCACAAGCCGAGTGACCCCAAATCATTCCACCGGATGGTGCTGTGGCTGGTCGGAGAGATCCAAGAAGGACGAGCCGTGCACGTTGGCTGCATCGGCGGACACGGTCGCACGGGCATGTTGTTGGCGGCGCTGGTGTCGGTCCTGGAGATCGACCCCGACCCGATCAAGTATGTGCGCGAGAACTACTGCAAGCACGCGGTCGAGACCAAGGAACAGATCGCGTTCCTGGTCGAGCGGTACGCCTGCAAGGCGGCATCCCCCAGCACGAGGTCGTACAAGGGGCGCGGCCACGGCGAGCACTGGGGCAACCACGACCGGCACTGGACCGGCTACCAGGACGAGTTCGAGCGGTGGAAGCCCTTGAACGAGGGGCTGCCTCAGTTGCCCGGAGAGCCCATCACGAAGCCCTACCTGGCCGACGCCCAGGAGCCCCCGCCGAGGGGCTACGTGCGCACGTCCAAGGGCTTCCTGATCAAGGAGAAGGCCCCCTCCGTGTCCACGGCTACGGTGCACCCGAGCCCCGACGGCAACCAGATCTGGGAGAAGTGAAGATAGTTGCAAAAGGGGCTTGACTTGGCAGGCCCCAGGGCTTACCCTCTAGGTGTGGGTAGAGAGATGATGGTTCCTGGGAGATTCTATCGCGTCCGGTTCCGGGTTGCTCTTGAGGGCGGCGGGGCCAAGGAGATCACCAGGAGGGTGAAGGTGGCGCGGGTGACCAACGGCGTGATCGTGGCCAACGCGGTGAAGAAGGACGGAGACACGGAGACCAAGCCGGGCGCCATCGAGCTGTGCATGTTCGACGAGAAGGACTTGGTGGCGTGTGCTCCCCTGGAGATGGATCTGTTCTACGGCGAACTGGTGCCCGAGGGCACTGCGAAGATTGCGGCAAGGAGGCCAGCATGATCGGTTTTCGAGTTCACTTCATCCGAACCTACCTGGACGGAAACTTGGCGGGGATTCCCATAAAGGACTCCATCCGCTTCCCGTCGCTGGCATCGGCTAATCGTTGGTGCGAGCGAGTCGAGGGAGAGAAGAAGGCCCACAAGGCGTTCGGCTCTGCCACCAGGATGAAGACCGAGGTCTTGGAGATCGAGAAGCTGGCTGCTTGACATGGGGGCGGATCGGGTTTACTCTCATACTGTACGGAGCAAGGAGGCACCATGAGACGGAAAATCAGCAAGAAGCGCGAGTACGAGCTGGCGCGCAAGATCCTGGAAGACCACCGGAAGCGGAACGAGCTGGCCGACGCGGACGCGAGAGCGGAGCAAGCATACGAGCTGCGGGCCAACTTCGAGCCCGGAACGGTGGTCGTGAACATCCTGACGGGAGCAAGGAGGACGGTTAGATGATTTCCTACAAGATCAAGACGGGTGCTCTGTTGTCGGCTCTTGGGATAGAGTTCGACGAGTACGTCCGTCTGACGGTGGGCCAGAACGAGATCGTGGTTGGCCAGGAAGGCACGACGACGACCCACAAGGTGTCGGTGAAGTTCGATACGGTGAAGTCCGTGATCGACGGCAACGCGAGCACTCTGGTCTGCGCTACGCTCAAGAAGAAGCTGGTCGAGGCCATCGACTACGTGGCGTCCTTCCACGGCCACAAGGCAGCGGCCGATCCGCTGGGCTTGGGTGGTGTAGACGTTTCGGCCAAGAAGCCTGCGGTGGTCATGGTGGCCACGTCGGAGCCCGAAAAGAACTGGGTCCCCTACCACACCAAAGCAGTGAAGAAGTCGGTCACCGGCACCAAGCACGGCACGATTACTGACACCGCGTTGAAGGTGGAGGAGGGAGTGGTTAAGACCGGGCCCAAGGTAAAGGCGGCGGATGCTGCCCATCTCTACCAGGCGGTGGCAGGCACCAGCGAGGATAGCGTCTACCACGTGGTGGGTATGGCGGACGGGTTGGTGGTCGCGGCGCGATACCTTGGCAACAAGGTGAGCATTCGAGTTGAGGGAGCGGCGTTGGAAGACGGCCTGCCGAAGCTTGTAGACGTGGGCTTCACCTTGAACCAGAACCATCTCAACAAGGGCTACTGTTCGATGCACGTGCAGGTGGACAACAAGGTGATGGCCAACAAGGTGATCGGTGGATTGGTCGCGGCCCTGTGCACGGGGATTCACACGGCGGTGCCTCACGTGGAGGACTTCGCGAGCCATGGAGCGTAAGGCCACCACGGCGAAACAGATCCGAGCCATGCGCGTGGGCATGACCTTGCGCGTGGCCGGACCGCTTCAAGGTCTGACTTCGGAGCCCATCTTGCTGGTGTGCGTGGCCATCGTCCCGAACGTGCGCCTGCGCGTAGAGTACATGGACGTGTGCCTGGGCTACGCCGAAGCCGTCGCCACCAAGGGAGACGAGATCGTATGGCTGACGCTGTCACCCAAGAAGTGATGCGCTTCCAGAAGATCGCGGACGTGCTAGGCGCCCCGATCCGGATGGAGACCAAGGACGGTCGCCCGCTGTTGGTTGGGGGCTGCGTCGAGAAGTTCGCGCGAGAGGGAGCGTTCGAGTTCCCGTTCACCCTCAAAGTGATCTCGGCGGTGCTGGACGTGTCGAGCGAAGGACTGCTTCTGCGAGGGCCCGGCAACTTTGGGGTTGCATTTGCAAGTGGCCCTTGTGGTGTGCTCATGTACGTGCTAGACTTGCACCTCGTGCCGGTGACGGACACACACCGATTGTGGGAAATGTCGAAGGTTGAGACGGTGGAGGCTGCCCTGCGATTGGTGCGGCCAGGGGCCACGCGCTGCTACGCCTTGGTGGGTAGTGAGTGGACAGAGGTGGAGTTGGACTGAGTGCTGATCTACTACCAAGGGGACCGAGAGAAAGTTGTGCGCGCGGTGGGTCCGGTGTTGGACTCCACCCCAGGACGCCCGCCTGTGAAGCTGTGGCGCGTTGGTCAGGGGTCGATCCCCGACCCAGGCAACGGTGTGCTGCTGTCGATGGGTGGCGACCCCTTGAAGGTGTTGCAGAACTTGGGCGTGTACCCCAAGAACCGCACGGTCACTTCTCTGCGTGGCAAGCTGACGTTGGGCGAGGGGGGCCACAAGTTCCTGTGCACCTACTCCCCCGGCTCGATAGCCGCTGACCCCTCGAAGCTGGACGAGATCCGCTGGGACGTGCGGCTGGCCCTGCGTGCGGAAATGACCGGCAAGCTGACCCCGGAGGTCGGCGCGTACAAGTACGTGGACTCCTTCGGAGAGATCATCGACTACATCCAGTCGTGGACGGTGCGCGTGCCCACGGTGCTGGACTTGGAGACCATGGGAGTGGTGCCGCAAGATCCCGGCGCCCAGATCGTGTGCATCGGCGTGACCGTGAAGCCTGGTGAGTCGCACGTGATCTACACCTACCCCGAGGGCCCAACGCACGAGCAGTTGGAGGAGATCGACTGGTTGCTGAACAGCCCCAAGGTCAAGCTCTGGGGCGCCAACTTCGGCGGCTTTGACTTGAACTGGTTGCGGATCAAGTGGGGATTGTCGTGCACCAACTATACGTTGGACACCACGCTGATCGGGTCTCTGCTGAACGAGAACCGACCGAACAATCTTAACCTGCACGCCAAGCTCTACACTCCCATCGGCGGCTACGACGACGAGTTCAACGAGAAGCACGACAAGGCACACATGGAGAAGGTGCCGAAGGACGAGATGCTGCCGTACATCGGCGGCGACACGGACGCCTGCTTCCGCGTGGCCCAGCACATGCGCGCGGAGTTGGTCAAGCACTCGAAGCTGACCAAGTTCTACCAACACATTCTGCACCCCGCCCAGATCGCCTTCGCGAAGATGGAGGCGCGCGGCATCCCGGTGAACGTCGAGGCGTTCGCCAAGTTGCGATCCGAGTTGGTGAAGGAAGAGAATGCGGCCGAGCAGGAAGCCCTGGCAATGCTCACCCCGAGGATCAAAGCCAAGTACGCCGACGACTTGAGCCTGTCGCGTCCAGCTCTGTTGCGAGACTTTCTGTTCACACCTCTGGGCCTCAACTTGAAGCCTGTGCTGCTGACCGAGAAGAAGCAGGAGCCGAAGACCAGCAAGGAACATCTCGACATGTTCGAGACGCATCCGGTTGGTGGCCCCTTCGCCCAGGCCATGGGCAAGATCTCGAAGATCTCCAAGGCGAGGTCCACCTACATCGACGGGTTCCTGTCTCACCTTCGGCAGGACGGACTGTTCCATCCCTCGTACATGCTGTTCTCCGGCGTTGGCGTGCACGACGACAAGAAGCGCGGCACGGTGACCGGACGCCTCGCGTGCACGGCGCCCGCGATGCAGACGCTACCCAAGCACGGGCCCATCGCGAAGAGGTTGCGCAAGTGCTACACGGCACCCGAGGGCTACTCGTATTGGCAGGTGGACTACAGTGAGGGTGAACTGCGCATAGTTGCAACGCTCGCGCACGAGCGGGCAATGCTCGAAGCCTACAACCAGGGCATGAGCCTGCACGCCAAGACTGCGGCGGCCCGCATCGGGATGCCCCTGCCCGAGTTCATGCTGTTGAAGGAGTCCGACCCCGGCAAGTACAGTGCGGCGCGATCCGGCGCCAAAGCCGCCAACTTCGGGTTCGTCTACCGCATGAGCGCGGGCGGCTTCGTCGTGTACTGCTGGAGTACCTGGGGCCAGAAGATCACGATGGCCATGGCCAGGCACGAGCGTGAGTTGTTCTTCGACACGTACCCCGACTTGAACCCGTGGTACGAGCGCGTGCTGTCTTACGCGCGAGAGCGGCACCAGATCGAGTCTCCGTTGGGACGCATCCGTCACCTGCCCCTGATCAACTCGCGCGACGACGCATTGAAGCACCAAGCTGAACGGCAAGCGATCAACTCCCCAGTGCAGTCGATGCTGTCTGACCTCATGCTGTGGTCCATCGCGGAGATCGAGGAGGAGGTCCCGGAGGCTGGGCTGGTAGCAATGACACATGACAGTGTCACCGGCATCGCCAAGACCGAGGACTTGCCGTGGATACTCCTGGCCGTCAAAGAGATCTGCGAGAACCGGCCCATCGAGAAGGTGTTCGGGTACTCCCCAGCGTTGAAGTTCCCGGTGGACTTCGAGGCGGGGCCAAGCTGGGGCGAACTGGAAGAGGTGAAACTAGCGGCATGATCATCGGCAATGGTAACGGGTGGTCCTTCGTGCACGTTCCGAAGTGTGGCGGCACGTGGGTGGTGGAGACTGTCAACCTGAATGGACTTGGCTATACCCCCCACGAGAAGGGCGAGAGGCCTGGAGGACACGACTGGCCCATCGGAAATAGAGTGGACCCGGAGAGATTGCTCACGGTTAGGTACGAAGCAATCCACTTTCCAGGCAGGCTGAGATTTGCAACCGTGCGACACCCAGTCAGTTGGTACAACAGCTACTACCAATACCGCATGGGGGAACACGGATTCAAAGGCCGAGTGCTGATCTTGGATCGCATGAAGCAGGACTTCCGAAGGGTGCCCCCGTTCCCGGACTTCGTGCACTGGACCGTTCGCAACTATCCCGGCTACTTGGGACGACTGTACGACCAGATGATCGGAGACTCGTGCGACTTTGTTTGGAAGACGGAGTCCATGGCCTTGGGCTTTCAACGAGCCATGGAGATGGCCGAGCAGGAAGTGGACATGTTGCCTCCCGGCAAAGTGAACGAGTCGAAGCCCATGGAGATCATGACTCCGTACTTGGAGGAGTTGATCCTGGAGTACGAGCCCGCAGCGTTGGCCCGTTGGGAGAAGGCATGGCACGCTCCGACAAGCTGAACCGCAAGGGTGTCAAGCTGACCCAGCGAGACCCAGCCCAGCGACCCCACGAACCCGACCGACCCTGCAACGGCTGCACTGGCTGTTGCCAGGCGTTCGCGATCCCGGCGCTGAACAAGCCCACCATGGTCATGTGCCACTTCGTTGGTGCGATCCCAGAACTGGGCGGGAAGCAGGGGTGCACCATCCAGGAGGACAAGCCGGACGAGTGCGACTCCTTCCAGTGCATGTGGGTCTGGGGCTACGGCGGAGAGCGGCACCGACCCGACAAGCTGGGCCTAGTAGCCAAGCTGCGTGCTGACGAGAACACGGTGGACGTGCTGGAGCTGTGGCCGGACGCGGCCGAGTCTCCTGCCGCCAAGGCGTTCTTGAATTGGATGCTTACGTGTGAGCACGTAGACACCATCTCCGTTCACGAGTTCTGGTGGTTTTACTTTGGCAACACCGGTCCATCCAGATTCATTTGGTACTTGAAGCCAGTTGCAGATAGTTGCAACGAAACTCTAGCCCAGGCCTAGCGCGTACCCCCACGAAATGACCGAACGTGGTAGGATGGATGCAGCCAGGACTGCATTTGCACCAGTTCGGCCAGATTCACACCCCAGTGGGCGAGGGCAACGTGGCCAAGACGAGAGTTACCCCAGAATTGCAGGTGCGCACCATCAAGTCCGATGGGACGGAAACGGAGATGCGCAACCTGATCAAGTCCAACGCCAACGAGGTAGAGGACGCCTTCTCCCCATTCCTGACCGTGAAGGATGGTCCTTGTCTGAGTCCCCCCTACGACCCCAAGCAGTTGGAGGAGTTGGCCTTAACGAACAACGCTCTGGGACCCTGCATCGACGCCATGGTGGCGAACGTGGACGGTACCGGTTACTCCATCGAAGTTGAGGGTGCAGAGGAAGACGACGATGAAACGGTGGGCGACAAGGTATCGACTGCCAACGAGAAGGGAGGGGATCTAGGAAAGAGAACTAAGCCTGGACAACTTGAAGGGACTGACGACGGAGACACCCTTCCCATCCCAGCGAAGAAGGCCGACCCTCCGCAGCAAGCACCCATGGCCCAGATGCCTCCGCCCAAAGGGTTCAAGGTCAAATACTCTGACCCCACGGGAGACCCGGTCAATGAGCATGGGCGCACACCTGCTGAACAAGAGATCCACGAAGAGCAGGAGAAAATCCGCAAGGACAAAGCCAAAGCAGAGGCTGACGCCAAGATCGCCAAGGTCGAGGAGTTCTTTGCGGAAGTATGGCCTGGCGAATCCTTCACGACCGTGCGCAAAAAACTGCGGCGTGATCAAGAGATCACCGGAAACGCCTATCTCGAAGCCTTGCGCAATCCGGCAGGAGAGTTGGTGTTCCTGCGGCGCCTGGTGGCCCACACTCTTCGACTGTGCAAGCTGGACAAAGGTATCCCCACCGACGTGAAGGTGGTGAGGGGCGGCACCGAGAAGTCGATCAAGGTCAATATCCGGTGGCGACGCTTTGCCCAGGTGATCAACAACAAGCTGGTCTACTTCAAGGAGTTCGGCTGTCCGTATGATTTGAATAAGACCACTGGAGAGTGGAGCAAGGACAAGCTGCCCGCAGCGGATCGAGCTACAGAAATTCTTCACTTCAAGTGCAAGGAAGATCCCAACAGCCCTTACGGTCTCCCTCGCTGGATCGCCCAGACTCCATCGGTGGTTGGATCTCGCAAGGCCGAAGAGCACAACCTGGAGTTCTTCAACTCCGGAGGTGTGCCTCCTGTTCTGATCACCGTGTCCGGTGGTGAGTTGGCCCCAGAGGCAACTGCCAAGCTGGAGCAGCTTATGTCCGGCCGATCCAAGGACAAGTTGCGCGCAGCGGTGATCGAGGCCTACTCTTCGGACGGCACGTTGGATAGCTCCTCGAAGGTGAAGGTCGAGGTCGAGCGGTTCGGATCGGAGCAACAGGACGACTCGATGTTCGAGAACTACGACGAGAAGTGCTTCGAGCGCATACGCGCGGCCTTCCGTCTTCCGCCTCTGTTCGTCGGAAAGTCTGAGGACTACTCCTTCGCTACGGCGTTCGCGAGCTACACGGTAGCGGAGGCCCAAGTATTCCAACCAGAGCGTGACGAGTTCGACGAAGTGGTGAACACCAAGATCATGAAAGAGATCGGGGGGGAAGGTTTAGTCTTCCGCTCCCTGCCTCTTGCCGTGAAGGACTCGGAGACGCAATTGAAGGCCATTGAGTTGGCGGCGGATGCACTGAGCAACGAGGGCAAGATTGATGCTCTGAACGAAATCTCCAACCTGAGCCTCAAGATGCGAGAGGGCGCTGACGATGACCCGAACCCCCTGCCCATGATGGGTCCTGGTATGGACCCCACCAACCCCGACCCGATGATGCCTCCGATTGGTAAGACTGGCGGGGGGCTCAACACCAACGGTGCTCCGAACGGCGTGACCCCGGCGGTGAAGAAGGCGGACTGGGACGAGTATCCTGACAATGCCCCTGGCTTGGTGGCGTTGGCGGAGACGGTGTCGGAAGTCATGAAGCGCGGGGTCTCGTCCCCGGAGGATGCGAGGGAGATGGTGAGGTTGAGCGGTCTGGTGGCGAGCCTGTCGGCTACCGAGCAAAGGACTTTCAAGAGCCTGTTGGCGTCAATGACGATTGTGGACCCGAGCCACGATCCTCGTGGAACGGCAGACCTTGCGGCCTGTGCGTTCGCAGTAATGAGCGGCCACCTCACGGGGGAATAAGTGCCCAGTCTCCGGTCCTTCCTGAGCCTGGAGGGGACCGTCTCCGGTCGGGTCAATGCAGCCCTGGCCAAGGAGTTGCGCCCCCTCACGGAGGCCATCATCGCCGCGTGTCGGCAAGAGCGATGGTCTACGGCTCACGAGTACGCCGACAAGCTGGACTCCGACTTCCTGGAGAAGTTCCGAGGCATCATTGAGACCACCCTGTTGCAGGCCATGCTGCTGGGTGCGTCGCAGCACTCCAAGCTGGGCAAGACATACATCGACAAGCAGGGACCCCCGGCAGAGGTGGTGCACGGCGCCAACTGGTTCCTCACGTCCATGCGCGAGCAGACTCTCCCGCGCCTACGCGCGGCCATGCACGCGGTCGTGGAGCAGTACCGGAAGAACGTCCTGGAAGGGCACGAGCACGCTGACGGAGACATCACCGAGGACGAGGTGAAGAAGGCAGCGGTCAACCCGCAGACGGTGGACGAGTTGGCGGCGGCTCTGAACGGCGCGGTCATGGGAGGCGGTCAACGCCTGGTGGACATCAAGGCCAACCTGGTCACGAGCCGGGCGGCTTCCCTGGGCTTCCTGGTGCAGGCGGCTGAGAACGGCGCGGTCCGCTACCAAGTCAGTTCGGTGTTGGACACGCGAGTGTGTCCGGTCTGCCGCAACATGCACGGCCGAACCTTCGAGGTGTACCCTGCGCGCGAGAAGGTCGAGTTCCAACTGGGACTTGACGATCCGCTGGAGTTGTCCCTGGCGGCGCCGTTCCCTTCGCAGAGCAAGGCCAACGTGGCACGCATCCAACGCTTGACCGACGAGAAGGCCCAAGCCGAGGGTCTGGACTATCCCCCCTACCACCCGCTGTGTCGTTGTGTCTTGGTGGAGGCTGGTACGGTGGAACCCATCGACGAGCCCCTTCTCCCGGAGGTCAAGGACCGGACTCTGTTCGAGGGGGAAACGTCGGAGCACCAGTATCGACCGATCAAGGGAACCAACGCTAAGGGGGAGCCGATCTTTGGGGAGTGGTCCGCCGAACGGAAGAAGGTCCACGAGAAGATCCTGGACGACTTCCTGCGTGGCGAGCACGAGAAGCACGGGCGCGTCCCCGAGGCCCAAGCCCACCCCGAGATGCGCATGATGGGTGGAGGGTCCGGCGCGGGCAAGTCGTCCGTGGGTGATCCGGCCAAGGGCTTCGTCTCGGAACTGTACGGTGTGACCATCGACCCCGACGCGATCAAGAAGGCGCTGCCCGAGTGGGATGCGTTCGCCCAGGCTGGTGACGTGAGAGGCGCCGCATGGCTGCATGAGGAGTCGAGCTACCTGGCCAAAGAACTGTCGCGGCGGGCCATTGAAAACAAGTTCAACATCGTCTACGACGGAACCGGCGACTCTGGGTTGGACGGCATCTTGAAGAAGTTGGTGGGCGCGCGGCAGGCTGGCTACCGAGTCACTGCCGAGTATGTGACCATCGACACCCAGGATGCTTTGAACCGCAACTTGAAGCGTGCGATCTCTGGGCTGGCCAAAGGCGAAGGGCGCATGGTGCCCAACAGCTATGTGGTGCAGATCCACTCGAACACGGCGCGCGATCTTCGTGACGCCATCGCGAGGGGGGACATCTTCGACGAGGTGCGGTTGTGGTCCAACAGCGTGCCGAAAGGGCAGAGCCCCATCCTGATCGTGGAGCAGAAGTTCGGAGACACGGTGATGCACCGGCAGGATCTCTGGGACGACATGCTGACCAAGATTATCGTTCCCAAGGACCAGGTCCCCACCAAGGTGGTAGTCAAGCCGGTTCTGCCAGACGTTCCGAAGTGGATCGTGGAGGGTGATCCGTTCGATGGAGCAGGCAAGCAGATCGCCAAGCTGAAGGACGTGTACCAACTCTACGATGAGGGCTTGATCACACAGGGGCAACGCGAGGCGTTGGGTGAGTGGCAGGCGAGCATCGTGGAGTCGCGAGAGATTCAGGACTATCTGCGAGGTGCCAAGCAGTGGTCGAAGATGCAGCCGGAGAACCAGAAGCGTCTGATCGAAATGACCACGATGTTTGACACCAACCCGAAGGCCAGCACGTTGACGGACGATCTGGTGCTGTGGCGCGGAGTGGACGGCAAGGATTTGCCCGCTGATCTGTTCACCACCAAGGGCTACATGTTCACTGACAATGCCTTCAGTTCGGCCACGCTGGACCGGCACGTGGGCGAGAACTTCGCGCTGGATTTTGGCCTGACCGGCGACACCGACCCGGTGGTGTTTCGCATCCGTGCACCTAGAGGCACACGCGCGGCCGTACTCGGCACGACCGGAGAGGCCGAAGTGCTGGTTGATCGCGCGACCACCTATCGCGTGGTGAGCGTGGAGGAAGGCGTGCTGTTTCCTGACACCCCAGGGAACGCGAAGCTGCGAGTGGTGACGCTGGAGATCGAGGACCAGCCCGGTGGGGCTCCTATCAAGGACGCGCTGAACGTCCTGGTGGGAGCAGAGGAAGAGAGCGCGGCCGTCCATGAGTTGGTGACCAACTCCCCGACCTACACACCCCTAACCACGGACACCCAGTTTTTGGATCTGGCTGAAGACCTTGCGGTCAAGGACACGTTCGATGCGGCACCGTCGCACCAAGGTGCGTTCCATCCGCAGGAGTTGGCCAAGGCGTGGTCTTACGATGGGCCCGGCCACCAGCAAGGGCTCTACTTAGATGTAGAAGAGAGAGCCATGTTCTTGTTGCGAGACCAGCCGGATCTTCGCGACATGGTCAACGGGATCTTGAAATACTACCCGGAGGTTGGAGGAAATCCCGAGGGTCCACTGCAAAAGGAACTGCTGAAGGATGCTGGCTTCAGGTACTTGAAGGAGAGCAAGATCTCTTTGCCACCGAGGAGCACGTTGCGCACTAAAGCGGTGGAAGTTATCGCTTACTTGGAATCGGCGTTAGAGGCTAAGTCTACGCCTATGCCGTTCGACACGGTGGCGTGGCGCGGATTGTCGAAGGCAACGGCGGACGGTTTCCAAGAGGGCATGGTGTTCACTGACAATACCTACCAAGCCTGGTCCTTCGGTAGAGACAAGGCATACATCAATGCTCTGCAAGGTGACGCGAAGGTGATGATGCGCGTGATCGTTCCTAAGGACATGCAGGGCCTATACTTGGGTGGGCCGGACTACGAGTACCTACTCCCTCGCAACGTGAGCTACCGCGTGCATAGCGTGGAGAAGGGCATCGACATCTTGGGTGGCGGCACGAAGGTGGATGTGGTCACCGTCGAGTTGATGAAGAAGGAGTTGCCTCCCACCATTAGTCGAGCAGACTCGACGATCAAGGCCGCCCTGCTGGGAAGCGCGGAGCCGGAAGTGAAGAACCCGCTGGTCTATCGCTTGGAGGATGCGGCGAAAGCAGACCCCAAGAAAGCTTACGAGCTACCCCCTGCGAGTGGAGACTGGCCCAAAGAGGAGTTGGGCAATCGTACTCACTACGATCTGCAAGAGTTCAGTGACAAGGCGGGTCGTTCTGGTCTGACAGCCTGGAAGGAACGGTATGGAACGGAGAATGCAGCCGCGATCTACAATTACCAGGGGTCGGGCTATGTAGAGATCAACGGAACCCTGCGCCTGTACGGAGGCTCGGCTGCGACTCCCTACGACTTGGACGGGGAAAAACTCTTGGAAGCGTTCACGGCCCACGTGCACTCAGAGAGTAGCGGGCACGCCTCGTCTGCGTGGTTGAATAACCAAGTTAACAACGTGTTCCCAAAAGTAGTGGAGCACATAGACCGTCTGGACCGTGTGATCAACAGCCCAGAGGCTGCGGCCCCTTACGATTTGGTCACGTTTCGAGGTATTCGTGGATCGAACCCTGCGCGATACAACAACTTCGCGGTTGGGTCTGTCTTCACAGAAGATGGTTATGGGTCTTTCTCTGCGGCGAAGTCGGTGGCGTCTGGCTTCGGTGGTCAGCAATCGCAAGCGGTTATTTTTCGTACCCTGATTCCGAAGGGCTCTCCTGGTCTGTGGTTGGGCATTGGTGAGGACGAGTGGCTAATGCCTCGTGGCGTTACGTATCGCATCTTGTCGGTTGAGGAGAACGTGGTTCTTACTCCTGGAGCCACCCCCAGAAAGGTTGTGACTCTGGAGATCTTGGATTACGGGCCGGTGGCACGAGAGGGTAAGACTGCGGGCCTGTTGGCGGAGAGCACGGCGAAGACTCGCGCGTTGCAACTAATTTCAACCACTCCCGAGTTCGGCGCGACCCAGAACAATAGCCTGGGCGTAGTTCTGACGGACTCTGGCACCGATGTTGTGGAGGGGTACACCGGACCAAAGAAGGGAACGATCTATGCCAAGTCCTCGTCCACTGGCAAATTGAAGTCTACTTTGGAGTACGCGGTGAAGGGGAACACCATCGAAGTGCAGGAGTTCGTGTATCAACCAAGCGTGACTGGTGACGCTGCCAAGCTCATGGTGGCGGCCCTGGAGAACTTGTCTGCCAACTACCCAGACTTGAAAATCCTGCCCAAGATCGCCAAGCCAGGAGGAAAGACGTGGCCGGACTCGGTGCTGTACAAGTTCCTGAAGGCACAAGAGGCTGCGAAGGAAGCGGCCCAGCTTGCTCTGAAAAAGGAAGAAGCCCAAGCCTTCAAAGTGGTGGACGTGGTTCTGACGAAGTCGAAGAACTTCCCAGGACAAGGAGGCGTTGCAACTGGTTTGGGAGACGATGGGTTGGTGCAGCTTCAGTTCAACTATGCGAGCGACAAGAAGGGCACTCTGAAGGTGTGGGATCTGATCACTTCTGGAGAGGTCAATACCAAGAAGGCGGTGGCCAATGCTTTGGATGAAGTCCTAGCCAACCTCGATGGACCGCCCATCACCAAGATCGTGAGCACGGGCGGAGCCTCTGACTTGTACCATCAACTTCTACAAGAGATGGTGGACGAGTACCTGCAAGCGAAGGCGTCCACTGAAGCGATACTGAAGGATCTTGGATTCTAACGGAGGGTCGAGATGGCAACCAAGAAGCTGACTAATGCAGACAAGTTCGCGGATCGGGCGCGACCGGCGCAGTGCAACACGTGCTCCCACTTCCACCCGAAGACGACAACGTGCGAGGCGTACCCGCTGGGCATCCCGGTGGTGATTCTCACCAACCAAGTGGACCATCGCAAGCCTCTGCCAGGTGACAACGGCGTGCAGTGGGAGAGGGCGAAGAACGCAGCCTACAAGTACCACCCTTTGGATAAGAAGTTCAAGTTCGAGGAGGAGTTGGACTGATGGCTTCCCGATCCGAACGAAAGGACAAGGCGCGCGACCGCCTCGTGACCATGCGCGAGAGGCAGAACGTACCGGGCCAGAAGATCAACCCGAGCCAGTGCAATCAGTGCGTGCACTACAACGGGGACAAGACGTGCAAGGCGTTCGAGAAGGGCATCCCCCCGGTGATCCTCAAGAACCTCTACGACCACCGCAAGCGGTTCAAGCACGAGGACTTCTTGTGGGAGCAGAAGGCGGAGTACCATGGGGAGTTGAACCCGTTCGACAATCAAGAGCAGATGCGCAAGCTGCGCAAACGCTACAAGTGAAGATAGTTGCAATGGCACACAAAGACGGAACCCTGACCGAAGACGAGATGGTCGAGATCATCATGGAGTTGGCGCTGAAGCGGCAGGCCCGGCTCCAGACCCCCGAAGCCAAAGCCTTCCGCGAGGGCGTGGCCAAGGATCTGGAGGACATGGCCAAGTTGGGCATCGCCCTGGACATCCCGAAGGTGTGGCCGACGGTGGACCCCAAGACGCTCGGCACGAAATAGCCCGCACACCCCCACCCCATGGGTATAATGGTGCAGACAAGTGCATCGCCCATGGACGCCACCACCAGAAAAGCAGCCGCCACGGCCCTCCTCGAAACCCTAGGCCAACCCACTACCAGCGACGAGATCGTCCTGGTCGAGATCTTGAAGCACGTGGCCGAGGGCACCGACGAGGTGCAGAAGGCGGCAGTGATCTCCCCTCCGCAACCCCTGCCCGGCGAGGTCAAGAAGACCGACGACGAGTTGCAGATCGTGTGGTCGGAGGTCTACGTTCCATGGGTGCCTGACACCCAAGGCGACTTCATGCGTCCGGATGAGATCCGGAAAATGGCGCACAAGTTCTTGACAAAAGGGCACCAACACGCCATCGACCAAAATCACGACCAAGTAGACGACCGATACACCCACTCTGTCGTCGAGTCCTTCATCGCGAGAGACGGTGATCCCGTATTCGTGCCTGGGGCCTGGGTAGTCGGCGTTCACATCCCCGACGCTGACACCTGGGCGGCCGTGAAGTCCGGAGAGTTCAACGGGTTCTCCATGGACGCGGTCTGCAAGAAGCAGGTCAAGGTTGTGGAGATCGAAGTGGACCCCATGGTGGAGGGGTTGACGAACGAAATTTCCGGCCACAAGCACTCCTTCGTGGTACGATTCAATGAAAGCGGAGAGTTCCTGGGTGGGCAGACCAACGAAGTGGACGGCCACTCCCACGCGATCCGACGAGCAACAGTGACGGAGAAAGCAGAAGGCCATGTCCATCGGTTCTCTGTCGTAGGCGAGGCAGACGCAGTTGCGTGACAAGATCAAAGCTGTGATTGAGGTGCAGGAAATGTCGGACGTGGACGTTCGGCGCATCTCCATCGTGAAGGCGGGAGCCAACATGATCCCTTGGCGCATCCTCAAACACAGCGACCAACCAGGAGCGGAGGACTCTGACATGAAGATTTCATTCGGTTCGATTTTCGGGACCAGCAAGCCGGAGGGCCCCCGCGTGTCAAGCGTGGCGGTGAGCAAGGCGGCTGATCTCGAAGCAAGCAAGCTGCACCTCCAGGCGGCGGGATTCAGCATCGACACCGTCGAAGAGACGGAGGACGCTGTCCTGTTCGTGCAGGATGCAGACGTACGAGGCGAGCGCGTGGTCATGAAGCTCGACGACAACCATGCCATCGTCGTGGCCAACGTCGAGAAGGGCTTGGCCACGTATCCGGAAAGCGTCTCGTTCGCGGACAACCTGGCTTCGGCTGGGTTCCTGCCTGGAGTGCAACTCGGCATCTCGATGCTGCACGACACCATCTACAACTCGGTGCAGAAAGCGGAGAACCAATCCGTTGCCGTGACTACGGTGTCCAAGGCCATCGAAGATTTTCGCTCCTACGTCATGGCGCTGGCTGGTTCGTTGCCGGTCGAGGCGTTCAAGCTGGACTCGATCCTGAAGAGCGCACCGAAGGTCGTGGCTCAGGAGAAGCCGGTCGAGACCGTAGCGAAGACCGCCGATGGTACCGAGACCCCGACCGAGACCAAGGAAGTCACCAAGGGTGACGAGGCTCCGGTCGAGACCGAGAGCAAGAGCAACACGGAGCAGACCGAGAAGGTCGAGGCCGTGAAGAGTGACGAGGCGCCTACCGAAGCCGACGCTGCTTCCGACAAGGAAGTGGTCAAGGCCGACACGGGTGCAACGTCGGAGCAGGTCACGGAAGAGGTAGCCAAGGCCGACGAGGCTACGGAGACCGAAGCCGGGACCGAGATCCAGGTGGCGAAGGAAGCGGAAGCGAAAGCGACCGAAGCCCCTGCTACCGAGCCGAGTGCGGACTGGGTGAGCATCATCAAGTCGGCTGTTGCCGAGGCGGTTGCACCGATCCAGACCAAGCTCGACGAGGTCACGGAGAGAGTCGAAACGGTAGCCAAGGCTGCCGACGAGGCTGCCGAGGCCGTGCATGGAACGATTCACACCAGCGACGACGAACCGACGCAACGGGTGATCAAGAACACCAACGGCCTTCGAGGTCGCGCTGGGGATGAGCTTCCCTTTCTCGACACCGGACTGGCACGACGTGACCGAGGGGCAAGGCCCGGCCTGACCCTGTAACAAGGACAAGGCTGGGGCAATCCAGCCAGACCAAACGATCTTCTTAGGAGGAAGAGAGCAATGACAAACGAGGCGATCCTGAAAGCCGATATGGTGGCTTCAGAACTGACCAGCAATGGTGGTGTTCTGAACCCCGAGCAGGCAAACCGCTTCATCCGCAACCTCATTGCCCAGCCGACCCTTCTTCGGCAGATCCGTGTGGTGGAGATGAACGCTCCGACGAGGAAGATCAACAAGATCGGATTCGGCAAGCGTATCCTCCGCGCGGCTACCGAAGCAACGGCGCTGGCCGATGCGGCAGTAGATGGAGCTTTCGACCCGAAGACGGAGAAGACGGCGCGAGCCAAGCCGACTACGTCTCAGATCCAGTTGGTGACCAAGGAGGTCATTGCTGAAGTCGTACTCACGTACGACGTGATCGAGGACAACATCGAGCGCGGCAACAGCGCAGCCGGTGGACCGACGGGCACTGGTGGCCCGAACGCTGGCGGCATCATGGGAACCATTCTGGATCTCATGGCCGAGCGCGTCGCCCTCGATCTCGAAGAGGCTGGAATCCTGGCCGAGACGACCGACAACCTGTATGGCGGCACTGCGCCGTCGGCGTCGGACCCGTACCTCTTCCAGTGGGACGGCTTCCTGAAGCGCATCACCACGAACACCGTCAACGGCGCCACGATCAACGCGGGCGCGATCCACGAGGATCACTTCGAGGCGGTGCTCCACGCGATGCCGGATGCGTACCTGCGCAACCGACCCGCCATGCGGCACTTCTGTTCCGTGGACCAGGAGATCTCGTATCGGGCTCGCCTGGGTGCTCGCGCCACCGTTCTCGGTGACACGAACATCACCAAGGAGCAGCCGCTCTTCGCGTACGGTTCGCCGGTCGAGGCCGTGTCTCTGATGCCCCTGGCCCAGATGATCTTCTGCGATCCTCTGAACCTGATCATGGGCATCCAGCGGCGCGTGACCATCGAGTTCGACAAGAACATCTCGGCGCGTACGTTCAACTTCGTCGTGACTTCGCGAGTCGATTTCCAAATCGAGGAGCAGTTGGCCACGGTGAAGACGACCGGCCTGGTGGCGTAAGCCTCCTGGCCGTGACCGCACCCTGTGCACGAGGGGGGCTGGGGAAACCCAGCCCCCTTTGTTGTTTTGGGTTAGAATGGTGAAAACACTGTGGAGGTGGTGGTGATGAAGATTGCGTGGACATCAAACAATCCGATGGAAAGGCTGGTGATCGGCTCGGTGCTATTCACCCATGGCGGGGGAGACCTTCGGAACAACCCGGTGGTTCCTGGGCAGATCACGGAGAGGGGGAAACTCTTCAAGCCTTACGAGGTCTCCAAGCACATTGGGGAGATGGCTCTGAAATTCCACCCCGACAAGTTCACCTTGATCGAGGCGGAGTCGGCCGCTGATCGGGCGAACGCAGCCCAGACGGCCAAGGACAAGAAGATCGCAAAGAAGTTCCAGGCGAAGATGAAGGAGAAGGGGCTGACAACCATCTCCGACCCGGCGCAGATCAAAGAGATCGAGCAGGAGATCGCGGCTGAACAAGCGGCTGGCTCCAGTGGCGACATCCTCGATCTGTAGGAGTAGACCATGAGCATCCGACTGGTTCCCGTCGCGAACGTGCGCGACCGCATGTACTTGCCGAACGCCACCGACGTGAACACGGCGATCTCGGATGCTATTGAAACAGTGACCGACACCTTGGAGTCCCTTCTGCGAACGAAGTTCGGGGCAGCTTCGATCACCGATACCTTCAGGGTGCGGTTCGGAGTTTGGTCACCTGGGCATCCAAGGTGTCGGTTGCTGTTGACTCGTGGGTTCATGTCTGCCCTCACTGTTCCGTCGATCAAAACGGCTCAGACCATTTCTCTGTTCAATGCTTCTCAGGAGTACACTTTCACGACCGCCAACCTAGCGGACTGGGTGATCTACGACTACGAGCGAGGGGTCGTTGACATAGTGGACACGGACTTGTCGGACTACTACGTGCGTGTGACTTACGACGCCGGGTTCAACTTGGATGGAGGAGATCCGACCCAATACGATCAAACCGAACTTCCGTCCTGGCTCGTACAAGCGGCGGAGTTGGCCACCATCATCGAGTTGGCGGGCAATCCAGCGGTGGCGATCTCGAATCCAGAGAACGCCCCCGATGTGTCAGCCCTGCGAATGGAGTTGACGCGCGTGCTGGGGCGCCACATTCGCTACGTTCCAACGGCCATCACTCCTATCACAAGTGAAGGCAGCTTGTACTCGCTAGGAGACGCGCAACCGACGTATGTGTGGGCGACTGGAGAAGAGCTATCTGGTTCTGGCACTACGTGGACTTCTGCCCACACTCCGGTGGGTACCCCCATTGTTCAGTGGGGAGGCATGTTCTTCAATCTGAAGGAGACGCCCACCTTGGCCAACGAGTTCGGAATTTCTGGTACCACGTGGACGTTCGTTACCGATTTAGGGGCTGATCCTCCAGTGGTTTGGTATCAGTACGCCCCCTGAGTGCAACTAATTGCAATGGCTGAGCCTGCTACCGAGATCGTCTTCGAGTACAAGAACAAGCGTTTCAAAGACGCGGCGGTAGGGCTCGCCTACTTCTCCAGAGACTTGTCAGTCAACTTCGAGAGGGAAGCGGTCAAGGCTCTGAAGATCGAACTGAAGTGGTTCCTGCAAGGAGTCATTCGAGCACTGGAGACACGGCACGCTGGGAACTGGCCAGGAGGCACGACGCCCAACACGTTGTCTCGTAGGTCGGGCGGCGCCATGGATAGCCTCTACTTCGAGGTGAACAAGGCGCGCACCATCAAGAACCTACAAGCACGGATCGGTGGGAAGTCGTGGTTGAAGGTGCACGAGTTCGGCACCGTCGGCAAGGCGGGCACGCTGCCCGACATCGTTCCGGTGCGGGCGACCTACTTGACGGTTCCTCTGCCTGCGGCGTTGGACTCGCGGGGAGTTCCCCTGAAGGCGAGCGCGAGGGATTGGGAGAACACCTTCCGGTGGGACAACCCGAACACCGGCAAGAAGTTCATCGCTACCAAGGGCGCCGACGGCAAGCTGGTGTTGCTGTACATCCTGCTGACTGTGGTGTCGATACCAGCACGGCTTGGGATGCGCAAAACGCTGGAGGCTGGGAAGTCTTTCTTGATCGACCGCGCGATTGATCGCATCCGGACGAACGTGATGAAGAAGACCAGGACTGCGAAGGTGTAACATGCCGGACCCAAGACGCGAACAGATCATGGCGATCATCAAGACGGACCTCGAAGCCATGACCGTGGTGGACAACGGCTGGGCGTGGGACGTGGTACGACGTGCTCCCTTGACCAGCTTGGATCGACGCAAGACCTCCGCCCTTGGACTCCGAGTGGTCAACGAGCAGAAGCGCCTGTTGACTGGTGTGGGGGGCCGGTACGACTGCTACATGAATGTCCGTTTCGAGTTCTACGTGCTTCTGCCCAAAGACGACGAGCCCGACACGGTGTTGACTGGCATCCTGTCGAGCCTGCACGCGCTGATCCGAGCGAGCACTACTCAGGGGGGCAGCCTAGACGGGTTGGCCATCGACGCGGAGGAAGTCTCGAACGAGTTGTTGGTGGACTCTTCGACCGACCGCCAATTGGAAGGTTTTTTCACGGTACAGTACCACTACCGGCACAAGGACGGTGACACGACGCAGCCCAGGTAGGCTGGGAACCTGGTACAATTGCAGGGAGCCCTCCTCGTGGGGGGAGCCCCTTCTGGAGGATTGAGACATGTACTACAACAAAGGCGTGCTCTGGGCAAAGCTGGAGTCCACCTTCGATGCCGACGCCATCCCCACGGCGGCGGATGCCATCGAGGTGATCGACCCGCAGTTCACCCCGGACTTCAACCGGATCACCCGGCAGATCATGGAGGGTCACGGCTCCCCGAAGCCCTCCGTCATTGCCCGCAAGCTGGCCAACCTACAGTTCCAGGTTGAGGTCAAGGGCTGGGGCAACAACTCGTCCGAGGGCAAGTTGGGTCGTCTCCTGCGTGCCTGTTGGATGTCCTCGTCTCAGGTGTCGGCAGGAGCCGACGATGCCAACAGTGTGTGGGATGTTCCGATTCCGCTGGGCGCCACTCCCACTGGCAAGTTCACCTTCACCAAGACCGGCACGTATGCTGGCGCGTATCCGCGCCGAGTCGTGATTCGCTGCACTACTCCTGGTGGCACTGGTGTGGCGGCGTTCCAGGTATCGAGCCCGGCCGTGGGTGATGGCGCTGGTGGCAACGCGGCCATCGACAACTCGGCTGTGGTCATGACCGACTCGGTCTCGTTTGCCCTGGCCCAAGGGGCGGCCATCACCCCCACCATCGGCACATCGTTTGCGGCCGGTGACATGTTCGTGTTCTGGTGCGTGCCCGACGGCTTCCTGTACAAACCGCTGGATCTCGGCACCTCCCCGGAGACCGCGAACCAGTCGGTGACGCTGTACTACTACAGAGACGGCTCTCTGCACATCATGACTGGCTGCCGTGGCAGCGTCTCCTTGGACGCGACCGCTGGCGAGATCGGGCTGCTGACGTTCAACTTCGTCGGCTCGTACGTGGACGCGCAACAGGGAACCTTCCCGACCACGAACACGTTCGACACCACGGAGCCCCCGACCGTCGAGAACGCCCAGTTGTACCTGCCGATCCTCAAGCACGGCACGGCCACCAACCTGGGCAAGCCGGACACCACGCTCTGCGTTGCGTCCTTCGGCTTCGATCTGGCGAACACGGTGGTGCCTCGCCAGTGCGTCTCGGCCAACGAGGGCAACGAGGGCTCCAAGGTCTCCAGTCGTGCACCGACGGCAACGGCGGACCCCGAGTTCGTCGCGGAGGACTCGCACGGATTCTGGAAGGCCCTGGAGAACGCCTATCGGTTCGACATGGGCGCGGTGATTGGGGGCGGCACGGTCGGCAACGCGGTGGCGTGGATCACGCCCTGCTTGCAGGCGGAGTCGCAGCCATACGGCGAGAGAGACGGGGATCTGATCCTCGACTTGTCCGCAGTCGCGAGCCGTGTGGACCCGAACAACGGCAACGACGAGGTTGCAATCTGGGTCGGCTAGGTTCCTACCGACAAGGAAGACCAGGCCTACGGTAAGGGGGCGTGGTAAGATAGGGGCTATTCCGCAAGGAATGGCCCTTATTTTTTGCAGAGTGGAGGAAAGACATGGCGCTGGTAGGACTGACGATTGACGGGACGAGGGAGTACACGTCGAAGCTCGACGCGGGAGAGTCACCGACGGTGTGGGTGCTGGGGACGTTGTCGGGTCGGCAGCGGATGCTCGTGAAGGATTCGTCCATGGGCTTCCAACCCGACTCGAAGGCAGAGTCCGGCATGTCGCTGTCGTTTCATGGGTACACGACCGCGTACGAGACCGTGCGTTTGGGCCTTCGCGGGTGCCGCAACTTCGTGGACACGAAGGGGGAAGAGATTCCCTTCCAGACCACGAAGGAGAACGTGGGCGGCGTTCAGACCCAGGTGGTCACCAAGGCGTTCATGGATCGGATTCCGTCTGAGGTGGTCACCGAGTTGGCTGGGGAGATCAACCAAGACAACGCTCTGAACACTGAGCAAAGGGGAAACTCCGTCGAGTAGTCCTGGCCTGGCGCACCCTCCCGGCCTACGATTGCTCGAAGTGCACACAATTGCAAAAGGTGGAGCGCGGGTGTAGCGGCGCAGCCACCAAACCGATCCAGTGGGACGGGCAGCTTCGGACGCTCTGCCCACTGCGGCCCTTCTACGACAACCCGGCGTGGTACAATAGCCTGGTCGAGTCGTACACCTGGATGAAGCGGGGCAGTCTTCCCGATCCAGGCACGTGGCGTGACCAGCCCGCACTCCTTCTGGATGCGTGGCAGGTCGTAGACCAGGTGGTCGCAGACCTCAAAGAGGCCGAGGATAGGCGCCACCAAGCCAAGATGGCTGCGGCCCAGCAAAAAGCGGGTGGCGGTGCATCTACTACGAGGCGTGGAAAAAGGCGATGATTGCAAACGAGAACGACCTCAGCTTCGTTTTGAAGTTCCGCAACGAAGCTGACAAGGCGCTGAAGCAGGCCCAGGGCCAGTTCAAGGACACGGGCGAGAGCATCAACGACGCGGACAAGCGGGCCAAGAACATGGCTCGCACGCTGAAGGTGCTGGCGGGAGCCTTGGTCACGTTCTTCTTCGGCTTCCGGCAGATCAAGGGCTCTCTCGATGCGTTCTCCGAAGCAGAGGTGCAGATGGCGAACATTGCCACCCTGCTGTCTGGTGACAGCACGGCGGCAGTCGAGAAGCTGAACACCACGATCCAGAAGATGGCCAGCCAGACCGGCACCAGTCTGAAGGATTTGAGGGACGCCACCTACCAGATTGTCTCGGCATTCGGTGAAGCTGCCGACGCGGCTGGCATCCTCGAAGTCGCCAACCAGTTGGCTATCGGCGGATTGGCTACTACGGAGGAGTCGGTCCGCGCGTTGTCTGCTGTCACCAAGGCGTACGGAGACACGACCATCGGAGCGGTGGCCCACGCTTCCGATCTCTTGATCACCACGGTTAGACTCGGACAGACGACGCTGCCCGAGTTGGCCCACAGCATGGGAGTGGTGGCCCCGAACGCCAACGCCTTGAAGGTCTCGTTCGACGAGGTTTCAGCGGTCTTTGCGACCCTGACCGGCGTTACAGGTGACACCAACATAGTGGCTACGCAGATGCGCGCGATCATGACCAGCTTGCTCAAGCCGGTGGGCGAGTTGGAAAAGCTCATGGGCAAGTTGCACATCACCACGTCCGAGCTACACCAGCGCATCGCGGACAACGGACTGATAGCTACCTTGCAGTGGTTGAAGCAGGTGGGGGAGGAGAACGGGGTCGAGTTCACCAAGTTGATCCAACAGGCCGAGTCTTTGGGTGCGGTTCTGTCGCTGACCGGGGCCAACGCCCAGGACTTCGCCAACAAGTTCGGAGAAGTCAAGCAGTCGGATGGGGCGCGGTTTAAGGCGTTCCTGATCCAGATGGACACGCTCGACCGTTCGATGAAGAGAATCAGCCAGGGATGGCAGGCGTTCAAAGAACAGATCGGCGCGGCCCTTGCTCCTTCGATTAAGAAGTTTGCTGACGCTCTTGCGTCGATCAACACTGCGTTCTACAACTTGAATGAGCAGTCTCGCACAGGCATCGCCAAGATGATCGCGTTCGGCTTGGCTACGGTAACGGCTGCGTCCGCCCTAGTGCTCATGGCCCCAGGGCTCGCTGCTACCTACACCGGCTTCACCAAGTTGGGCGGCTCCCTTACTAAGCTCTTCAAAATCATGATTGGCCCAGCCCTCTCCCATCCGATCCTAGCTGTGAGCGTGTTGGCCATTGCCGCTGCAATGAAATACTTCGGTGTCTCTTTCAGTGACGTGGCTGACTACGTGTGGAAGACGGCACAGAAGATCGGCATAGTCTTCACGTCGATTTGGACTCCCTTGTGGGAGGGAATGAAAGAGGTGGTCGCCGACACCATCGACAAGATCAAGGAATACTGGAACAACATGGTGAACTTCTTTGGGAGGTTCAAGAACCTGTGGGGGGTATTCTGGGATGCGGTGGACCCATCTGGAGTTCTAACGGGAGCGGCCGACAAGTTGAAAGAGGCGGCGGCCAAAGAAAAAGAGCGCATCCATAGGTCCATCATGGAGTCTCTGAACGAGCTGATGGGACCCAAGGGCATCGCAGAGATGATGGCCAAGTTGGATGCTGTGGACCAGGGGAAGTCGGTCTCGGAAGCCCTGCTTGGCATGTTGGACAACGGAGCCGGAGCGGCCGTCGATGCTTTGGGTAACGCTGTAGGCATTGAGCATCTGTCGGAATTGCTCGCGAAGTTCCGCGAGAAAGCTATCACGGAGTTCAACAACATTCAGGCCAACGCTGGCTCGCTGGCTGGTGGCGGATCGGTAGATGTGAAGACGGAGACCGATACCGACGAAGCGGAGTTCAAGTGGAAGACGCTACAAGAGCGCATCGCGGACGCGAAGATCGAAGTGCGCAAGACCATCTTGCAGCTTCGCACCGAGTTCTCCGACTTGGGCAAGGACTTGTCCACGGTGCTGTCGGATTACTTCACGGATCTGCGCGATGCCTTCGCGGACTTCATCACAACCGGTAAGTTGAAGTTCTCGGACTTGATCGACAACATGCTCCAGAACCTTGCTAAGCTGGCGTCCAACCAGTTCATGTCGGCCCTCCTTGGACTGATCACTGGCGCGGTGGGGCAAGGTGCGGCCGGATTCTTCGGAGGAACACCAACTCCTGCGGTGCAGACTTCCACCAGCACCTCTGTGATCCCGTCTCCGGTGATCTTCAACCCCAACCTGACTCCTCAGGCGTCGCTGTTTGGTGGTGCCACGGGAGGTGGGGGTTCTGGAGTCACGGTCAATGTGATCAACAACGCTTCGGGAACGCAGGCCAGGCAGGAGTCTCGGCAGGATGCGTCCGGTGGGATGCACATTGACGTGATCATCGAGAGCATCGAGAAGAAGATGGGTGAGAACATCCGGTCCGGTACGGGGTTGGCGCGTGACTTGGAAGGCCAGTACGGTCTCGACCGCGCGAGAGGAGGGCAGAGCTAATGCCTCAGTATTACCCCCGAGATCTTCCCTACCCGGAGGCGGTCTCCTACGCGCAACAGGGCAAACCCAAGTTCGTGCGCACGGAGATGGAGTCCGGACGAGTCAAGCAGAGGCGCCTGTACGCGAAAGCCGGGACTACGCAGACCTTTGAGTGGACCCTGACCGGCGAGCAGAAACGGCAGTTCCGCGCGTGGTACGAGCACGCCTTGAAGGGCGGCGCCGACTCGTTCTGGATCAACGTCTGGAAGGACAAGGAGTCGAAGTTCGTGGAGGCCCAGTTCACGCAGCCACCGGAAGAGCAGGTGGTCGTGACCAACCAGGCGTGGTGGACAGTGCGCGCGGAGGTCTACATCCTGTCGCAGTTTACCGACGACGAAGAGCGCAAGGACGACGTGGTCTACGCCATGAGCGCCAAGATCACCTACCTGCACGACACGCCTTCGGCGGAGTACATCATCTTGGGTCAACCTCCGCTGCTTCACACGGTGGTGGGGTGCTCGGTGGTGACGCTGGAGCCCATCGACTGTTCGGGTGCGGCGAGCATCGACGTGGGCGCTCCGAACGACAACGCCATCACGGACATCGTGAGCGGCTTGGACTTGAAGAGCGGCACCCCGGCGACGAAGTACAACGAGGAGAACGTGATCACCGGCCACGGCGACGATGGCGCGGAGATGGACGTGGCCCAGACGGTCGCTCGCATGTACCAGGTGCGCATGAACCAGGCCACCTTCGATTCGACCAAGGGCGAGTACGTGGTGATCCTGCGCTACACTGTGCAGGAGTAGGAGGCGGTAGTGGCTGACACCAGGGACATGTGGGACGAGGCGATCCAGGAAGCCTACGTCTCGAACCCGTCGGACGACGTGATCGTCCACACCATCGAGTTCCGCAACGTGGACATCGTGGACGAGAACGGCGTGGCTGCGGCCATGCGTTTCGTTCAGGGCCAGGACGAGTTCGAGGGTGGGCTGGAGAGAACGGCCGAACTGAACCCCGGAGAGATGGTTCTCTTCTTGCCTGCGGCGTTCGGCTTCGAGCTACCGGCCACGCGCGAGGGAGAGTTGCCGAAGTTCAAGCTGTCCATCGACAACGTGGGCAAGATCCTCATGGACCCACTACAGCAAGCGACCACCAGCTTCGCGCCGATCTACGTGACCTACCGGCCTTACCTGTTGAGCAACCCCAGCAAGCCGCAGATGGACCCGCCGTTGACGCTTCGTCTCCACGCGGTGAAGGCAGACAACATGAAGGTAGAGGGCGTGGCTACGTTCGACGACGTGATGAACAAAATCTTCCCCGCTGCGAACTACACCCGCGACCGCTTCCCGCTCCTCTACACTCAGGAGTAGTAGGGCATGACGGCGGACGAGGTCAACAACTTGGTGGGCAAGAGCATGGGGCACTGCTGGGACTTCACGCGGTTCGTGCAGGCTCGGTTCTACGGACGAACCCTGCCTCCGGTGGTCGTGGACATCAACAACCGCACGGAGGTGATCAACCTCCTGGCCGACGACGAAGAGGCCATGTGTGAGCGTTGCGGCTACCGACTGGTGGCCAAGCCCAAGGACGGCGACATCGCGGTGATGGCTCGGCGCACGGACGACGCGGCCCACGTTGGAGTGTATCTGGAGAACGATGGCGGTGGCATCCTGCACACCGAGATCACGAAGCCGGTGGCCTTCACGGCTTTGAAGTGGATGTTCCAGTGTGGCTACCAGACGATCCGGTACTACCGGCCCCTGAGTGATTGAAGATGATTGCAGCGGTTGTACACCTACCCAACCCGTTTGACCCCACCACGCGAGAGGTCGCGGAGATTACGGGCCATGGCGTTACGATTCAGGGCTACCTGGAGGTGACGGGGAAGACCACCTTCGACATGCCCACCGTGTGCGTGTACAACGGCCAACCATTGCTCCGTAAAGACTGGGCCACCACTGAGATCAAGGACCACGACACGGTCCACTTCGTAGCGGTTCCCCAAGGCGGAGGAGGCGGCAACACGGGCAAGATGATCTTGTCGGCCATCCTCATGGTGGTGGTGATCATTGCGGCTGTATACTTGGCCCCAGCCCTGGCAGGTAGCTTGGCCGAACTGTCTGGAGTGGCCGCACTTGGCACTGCATCGGCTGCCCAAGCCATCGGCGCTGTGATCGTGTTGGGGGCCACTCTCCTGATCAACACCTTTTTGCTGGCGCCCGAGATCCCCGGCCAACCCCGGAGTGTGTCTGAAAGTCCGCTGTACGAGTTCGGGGCGCGAGCCAACCAGGCCAAACCCAACGCAGCGATCCAAGTTACCTATGGCAAGCACCTGGTGATTCCCGATCACATCGCGCAACAGTGGACGGAGTACGAGGGGCAACACCTTGCCAAGGCTGAGTTCATCCCGCCTCCGGGATCGAACGACGCGCGGCAGATCCAGTACAGCCTCATGTGCTTGGGCCATGGCAAGTACCAGGTGCACGAGTTCAAGATCGGCTCCCTGCTGGTGGCCAAGGACGACGGCGACTCGTACCGGCCCGAGGTCGCGTACTACATCTACGAGCCGAACGAGAACATCAACACCACGGGCGGCACGCACAACCCGGCGCGGTTCCCTGGCGGCAGAGCAGTCAACACTTCGTTGGGCAGCGTCGAGTTGCTGGGCCCGGAGGATTCGGTTGGCGCGATCCCGAACCAGACGCGCGGCCAACTCTACCCCACCGACATCAACAAGTCGCTGATCATCACGAACATCGACAAGACCACCGACCCCAACAACCACCGGATCACGGTGGCGTTGAAGGCTGGTGGCACTCTGCCTGCCTGGACGACCGACAAGTGGGCCAACGCCCAGGTGTGGATAGGCTATAAGGGCCTGGTCACAGCCCACATGAAGGACTTCCAGACGCCTCCCGTCGCTTACCCCAACTTCGATGGGGGCTCCCAGGGAGCACAGAACTTCAAGCAGTATGAGTTCGCCCAGTATAGCGATTCGGACGGAAAGTATATTTCTCACGACGCGAGCAAGCAGACCCACGACTCTTTCGACAAGTTCTGGGGTCATGACCCGGATGCTGGCTCGCTGTCGGCTTCGGCTCCTGCGATGGAGGTGGCACACCACGAGCTACTGGTGCACCCGGTGAGGTTGCAGACCATCACCAACTCGTCGGCCACCAACGGCACATCGGACACCACCTGTATTCTGACGATCAACGGCACGTTCTACGATGGTTCAGCGGACGCTGCCGTGTACGGGCTTCCCTCGACGGCTCCGTACACGTCTTACGACGTGCCGGACGACACCAATGGGAACGACGGGGTGTTCTCGGAGTGCCACATCCGGCAGGACTACGAAGGTCCCCACATCATCAACGCGAGCGGTACACAGATCAACAAGGTCACCTTCGACGTGGGCGGCCCTCCCATGTTCCACCAGGACGAGAAGGACCGCTACCGCGTGGGCATCGGGCTGCGTCCGGAAGTGCAAGAGATCGACGACTCCGGCAACCCGGTGGGGCGCTGGAAGGCGCTACCGCTGAACAACAACGACGAGTCCGGAAACGGTCGGGCACGGTCGGGCATCTTCCGCACGGTCTGGAAGCAGAAGGGCTGGTGGCAATGGCTCGCGGGCGGATGGGACGGGCGCGTTCGCTCGCGCTACTCCACGGTGGGCCTATGGTCTCCTTCGACGGACGGTCCGGTTCGTCTGTCCCTGACCTACCCTGTTCCGGCCGGACGCTACCAGGCACGTCTGCGGCGCCCGACCTTCAAGCACGACAACAACCCCAAGCACGTCGGGTGGTATTCCCAGATCGTGTGGATGGGGCTGCGCGGCAATCTGGTGACGAACCAGGCCCAGTATCCAGGGGTGACCACGTTGGCCACCCGTATCGTGGCGTCGGCAGACATCAACCGCAACACGGCCAACTACGCCAACGTGGTGGTGACCCGCAAGCTGCGCGTGTACGGCGGCGCCGAGGTGGCGCTGGATCTGACCGGCTTCCTGAACACGGCCAACGGGTCGAAGGTGATCACGGTAGATCTCGACCCTTCCGACCTTCACCTGACGGATGCGGACCAGGGTCTCGCGAGAGCGCACAACCTGGAGACCGGCCAGACGGTGACGATCTCTGGCCAGTCCGGATCGGTGGGTGGCATCCCTGACACGGAGATCAACGGCACCTACGTGGTCACGGTCTTGGATCGGTGGACGTTCCAGTACACGGTCCCGACTACGTCTGCAACGTCGGCTTCGGCTAATCAAGGCTCGGCCAACGTGCAACTGGATGCAGTCGCGGAGATCATCGAAGACGTGGCGACCCGCAACCCGGCGTGGGCCATCGTTGACATGGCCACGAACGGCAACGCCAACAACCTGTTGACGGGCGCCAAGCAGTACGGCGGAGGCCTGTCGGACGACGCCATCGACTGGACGGCGTTCCGAGAGATCGCAACCATCGCGGCCATTCGAGAGGATTGGTTCGATGCGGTTTATGACCAGAAGACGACGCTGTGGCAGGCCATGAACGAGGCGGCCCGCGTGGTTCGCTCGCGCGTGATCTTCAACGGCTCCAAGCTGTCCATAGTCAGAGACCGAGCGCAGAGCACCTACAAAGGCGTCTTCGGCCCTGACAACATCGTGAAGGACACCTTGCAGGTGAACTACTCCTTCATGTCTTTGCAGAGCCCCGACTCTGTGATGGTGGAGTACATCGACAACATCACGTGGAAGCCCACGACGGTGCACGCCTACTACGACTCCAACTACATGGAGAATCCGGCGAACATCCGCATCCGTGGCATCACGGACCAAGAGCACGCGCGACGAGAAGGGTCCTATATCGCGGCCGTCAACCGATACCAGCGGGTGTCGTACACCTTCAGTACGGAGTTGGAGGGCTTGCTCGTCGGCTTGGGGGATCTCATTCTGATCTCGCACCCCATGGCGGACTGGTCGGACTCTGGCAACTTCGACCACTACCACGACGACACCAACGTCCTGGTGGCGGATCGAGACTTGGATTGGGACTCCTACACGGACGATCTGTTCCTGGAGGACGGCACCGACAACGCTTGGCAGGGCGATCCCACGGCTGCGGTCCCCACGGGCTGGTCGGCTGCTGGCACCAACACCGAGATCGGGCGCTGGTCCGACTGGTTCAAGCAGTACGACTTCGAGGACCAGTCCACCGCCACGACCTTCAAGAACGACAAGTGGGCGCGTGGCGTGTGCCTCCTGGTGTCGCATGACCAGGTGGGAACGCCGAAGTCTGTCTTCGCTGGCACGCAACCTGTGGACGCGGATGGCAACAGCACGGCGCGAGAAGGCACGGGCGTGTGCGAGATCAAGGGGTACTGCAACCCGTCGGACGATCTCTACGTTGGCATCGCCACGGCAGTCACCCAGGACACCGACGGCGTGGAGTTCGAGTTTGGTTCGTTCGCCCAGGGAACGATCTGGCGAGCACGCGCGTGGGTGAGAGCCACCACTCCGCAGACGGTGGGCGTCTCCGTCAAGATGATCATTCGCGAATACTCCACGGCCAACGGCACCTACGATGGCGTGACGGGGTACTCCAACCCCAACAAGACGTGCGCCGACATCATCCTGACCGAAGAGTGGCAGTTGATAGAGTTGGAGCGAGCGATCTTCTACTCCGACGTGTGGAAGGCCAACGCTTACATCTACATGCACGCCAGTTCGGCCAACTGGGAAGTCAACTGCGACGGAGAACTTGGCGCCGACGGCTTCGATCTGTGGGAGGTAGACTCCTTCGAGATCGGACTCGGAGGCAAGAGCCGCAAGGCACACACGGGCGACTACTGCGCGTGGCTGTACAAGGGCGCGGCGGGCGCGAACACTTGGGGCTTGATCCAGACCAACTTGACGCCTGCGGACTGGGTCTCGGCCGATCACTCCGGAGAAGAGTGGGGTGTGTCGTGCTGGGTCAAAGGCAACAAGGTGGTCGGTGACTCTGGCAAGAACGTGCGCATCAACTTGCGGACTATCCCGTTCGTCAACTCGGCCACGTCGGACTTTGTGGTCGCGGCTGAACTGTGCCCTGAGCACACGTGGATCTACCTGGAGAAGACCGGCGCCATCATCGACACGGCCAACACCACATCCATTCAGATCCTCGCTGGCGGCAACAGCGTGGACGTTCCGGACGAGGACTCGGTCTACTGGTTCTCGGAGATGCGGATATTCCGCGCGGGCGACACTCAAGAGCACCAGTTGTGCTGGCGCAATCCGGACGGCTCGGTGCAGGGCCCGTACGTGGTAAC